ATGCTTGACGGACGCACTGCCCCGCAACGCGCCCTCTCCCCGCTGCTCCTCGAACTGCAGTCGCTCTTCGGACTCTGCGTTCCGGAGAACATGCAGCTGGCATGTGAGGGCGTCGACGAGCCCGAAGCTGCGCTCCACCAGATGAGCCACGCTTCTCTCGAGACCCTGCTTCGCGAGTTGCGTCGCGACAGCGACAGCTACCGGCACGAACTCGGTCGAGTGGACGAGGCGTACACGCGCGTCTCCGAGGCGCTCGACGAGTACTTCCGACTCTCCGATCTGGACAACCCCCAGAACGAGGCGTCTCTGCGGAGCATCCAGGACCAGCTGCTCGCGACGAATGGGCGACAGCGACGAGAGGTCTGCATCGGCTCGATCGTCGACAGCGACTGGTGGCGGGAGGTGACGCGATGAACGTCATCACCCAAGCGTTGCCCCCGCTGCCCGGGGAACACATCGAGGCGGTCGAGCTCGACCTCACCACGAGGGACGGGCGGAAGGTGGTGGTCTCCGGACGCGTAAGCATCTGGGAGGGAACCCGCCGGATGTTCGTCGAGGCCTCCGCATGCCTGCGAGAGGTGGACCGCTTCACCGCATCCGAGTTGCTGCAGAACGCCATCCGAGACCGACTCATCGGTTCGGACAAGGTCCGCTCCGCGGTCGACCGTGGATTCGAAGTCTCTGGGCTCTCGGGAGGTGCATCGTGAGCCTTTTTCAGAACGCGTCTGCGGTTGAGATGACCGTCGGCGAATACAACGCAGCGCCGCGACTGCGACGCACAGCCGCGTGGGAACGCTACGACGAGGGCCCCGAAGTCTTCGAGGGCAAACATGTCTCCCACACGATCCCCCAGGAGGAGACCGCGGCCATGCGGATGGGGACGTGGATCCACTACTCGATCCTCGAGCCGCAGGTTTGGGCCGAGCTCGCCTCTCCGATCGCAGCGAGCTCCCGCCGCGTGAAGAAGTGGCAGGAGCACGATGCTCAGTGCGCGCTCGATGGCCGCATCGCGCTGCTGAAAAGCGAGCACGACCAGGTCGCCCGGATCACGGACGCCTTCCGTGCTTGCAAGCGGGCACAGCACTGGCTCGACACCGCCGATGCGGTAGAGCGTACCGTCACCGCGGAAGCGACCGTCGGCGGCCAAACGATTGGGACGAAGGCCCGACTCGACATCCTTCGAGGGCGGCTTGTCGCTGACCTGAAGTCGACAAGCGACCCCACACCCAGGGGGTTCGCGAAGTCGGTCGCCGACTATGGCTACTGGTACCAGGCTGCCTGGTATCTCGGGCATGAGGCAGCCCTCCGAGGTTGCGACATCGCGGATCTGGCCTTCGCCGCCATCGCGGTCGAGAAGACGGCACCGTTTCGGGTCGCCATCTACGAGCTCGGCCCTGACTGGTGGGGCCCGGGCGTCGATGCTGTGCGATGGACGCTCGAGCAGCTCGCGCACGAACAGGAGACCAACACGTGGGCGAGCGAGTGGAACGGGCGACCGACGATGCTCATCCCGCCGAACTGGCTCAAGGCAAGCGTGCAGGAGCGGATCGGAGGCGCGGGATGCTGAAGATCATCCAGCCGAGCCTCGCGGAGGCAGGCAAGATCAAGATCGGGCGCCTTGGTGCAGAGCGCACCTCCAGACGGGGCGATCCCTATCGTCTCCCCGAGAAGCTCGACCACTTCCTGATCACGTCGACGCGCCGCTCCCCAGCGGGCGACCTCGAGGTCGACTCGAGCCTGATGGAGGCGCTCGCGCCCGAGTACGCCGACGAGGACGGCAGAATCCGCCGCATCCCCATCGTCGTGCACAGCGACGATATCGACGAGGTTTTCCCCACGACCCTCGCGATGTACGTCGGGCGCAAGCTGGCGTGCCGTGGCGACGGGGAGGAAGCGACCCGTTACCAAATCCAACAAGGCAGGCGCACTGGCGCGAGCAAGCAATGCTCGTGCCCCTGCCCCTACTTCGGTGCCGATACGGAACCGAAGTGCAAGGCACATGGCGTCCTGAACTGCTCCATCCTCGCGCCAGGTCGTGGGGTCGCAGGCTCCGTCTACAAGTGGCGGACGACCAGCGAGATCTCGCTCAACCGGATGGTCGCGTCACTGCAGCAGATCCGGGCCCTCACGGGGTCGCTGATGGGACTGCCCTTGCTGCTCTGCATCGAGCCGATCCTGGTGGAGACCGGGACGGTCTACTGCTGCCACGTCGAACTCCGCGAGAGCATCGTCGAGGCCCAGAACCGGCTGATCGGGCTCTACGAAGCCCGGCACCGGGTCACCGCGATGGCCTCGCCGGTCCGCCTCTCCATTCCCGCCCCCGCGGGTGAGTCGGAGTCCGACGAAGAGCAGGCTGACGTCTCCGACGAGTTCCACCCAGACGGAGGTTCCGAGGCGATCGACGTCGACTTCGACGAGACGCCCAACGAGCAGCCCAACGAACAGCCCAAGCCAACACCCAAAGAACCAAGAAACAAGCGGCTCCGCACTTCGAGCCTGGACGAGGAGGACTTCGATGTTTGACGTGAAAGACACCTGCCTGAAGCAGCTCGAAACGGAGGGCGGCGATCCCCCGCCCGGACTCGTCGAGCTCGAGGTGACCGACAACATCGGCGACCTTGTGCTCACCGACGCCCTCATCACGATGGGATACCGGGCCGTCGGGCACGACTTGAACCGCGACGTCGTCGATGAGCACACCGGAGAGGTAGTGGTCCCGGAGATGCGGCCGTGGTCGGCCGTTGAGGGGCTGCACCTCGCGGTGCGGGAACGGCAGCGCGCACTGGTCCTCGTCGATGCGCTCGAGCAGATGGGCGGCAACCCGCTGGCCAAGTTTGCGCTCCGTGAATACGAGGACGCTTGCAACGCGAAGGGGGGTGTGTCGTGAGCCGTCGCCTCTTCGCAATCGGCGGCCGGATCCACGGCCGCTCTTTCCGACTTCTCACCGCCCAGGTGGCGGCTCAACCCGAGCGGGTGGAATGCCCGCATCTTGCTCCCGTAGCTCAGTTGGTCAGAGCGGGGTCTCGGACGCGAGACCCGAATGTCGCAGGTTCGAGTCCTGCCGGGGGCGAATGTCGCTTGCGAGGCATGGTGTCCGGGGAGATCCCGGGACGGGGTTTTCATGACGCCCCCCTTGAAACACCTCGCAACGCGACTCCTTTTCGCGACGCGCGGCCCCTGTGGCCACAATCATGTGTCAGCCCGTCAGCTGCCACAGGGGTTGCGCGCTCGCACCTTTTTGGAGGTGGGTCGTGAAGACGGATCAGAAGTACGGGCGCGCGATGAAGCTCGCGCTGGACCTCCAGCTCGAGGAACCGATCGACGTAGAGGCCGCCACTGCCCGCCACCCCAGGGCCCCAGCCGACGCACTTGACCGCGTCCTCGCAATCCTCCTGCCCATGCTTGAGGAGCTGAAGGAACCCCTCGCCGAAGGGCAGGAGTGCCCGCTCTGTGGAGGCACGCCATCGTGACCCTCATACAGCGATCGATCCTTCCCGAGTTCGACGAGCTCGCCGAGCACGAGCGACTCGACGAATGGGAGGTCTGGCGGACGCCGCTCCCCGTGGCAATGCAGCCACTGCGGTTCTGCGTGGACCGAGCCTTCATCGCATGGCGCCCCTCGCCGCTGCGCATCCTCGACCCGTCCGCAGGGTGCGGCGTCTTCGGAGTCGCCGCGCGCCATGTGTGGCAACGCGCCGAGCTTACGGCGGTGGAGCCTCGGCCCGAAGAACGGCCCGGACTGGAGCGCATCTACGACACGGTCATCACATCGCGGTTCGAGGACGCCGCGCTCGACGGCCCCTTCGACCTGATCGTCACCAACCCCGCATTCAGCACATGGGGCGATGTCTGGGAGAAGGCGATCGGCCTCCTCGCACCGGGAGGCCTGCTTGTCCTCTACCTGCCCAGCACGATGGGCCACTCAGACGAGCCGGCCGAGCGCGGCGACATCTTCGACCGCCACCCACCGATCGCCCAGCTGCGCGTCATAGGTCGTGTCGCGCACCGCACTGGGACCAACCCGAAGACCGGCAAGAAGTACGGCCGGGACAACCGAAAACACTCGTTCTGGGTCTGGCGGCAGGGCACCTGCCGCGGCGCCTGGCGAACACACAACCTGCCTCGCCTCTCGAAAGAGGACCTCACCTACCGCCCCCTCGGAGCCGCATGATCGACATCTCCATCGACACGAAGACCCTGCTCGCGGCCGTGAAGGCCTCGATTCCCCACCTCACCACGGAGGTCCACCTTCCAGCCATGAGTCGCCTGTGCCTCAAGGCGAAGGACGGCCATCTCAGCATCATCGCGTGGAAGGGCCTTTCCGGCCGTCGGCAGGACCTTGAGTGCGAAGTTCACGGCGAGGGCAGCATCGTCTTCGGAGGCAAGAGCTTCGCCAGTCTGCTCTCGAACCTCCGGGGCGACACGGTCCGCCTCACCGCTGACGAAACGACCTTCTGGGTCACGATCAAGTGCGGCCGTAGCAAGACGAAGCAGGCGGCCTACCCGGTCACTGACTACCCCGACGTTCCTGATCTTCCGGGGGATGCGGAGATGCTCGAGGTCGACCCCAGCGAGCTCGGCGAAGCGCTTCGGCACGTCCTGTTCTCGGCATCGTCGGATGACGCGAGGGTCAACATCTTCGCCGTACACATCGCCAAACGCGACGATGCCGTGGACGTAGTCACCACCGATGGGCATCGCATGGCTGCGTACACGGTCAGCGACGGCGCTTGGCCGCTCCCGACCTCCACCATCTCAGCTCCGGGAGCGAAGAACCTTCTGCAGGAGCTCGACGGCGAACGCAGCGTGCGGCTCGGTGTAGGGGTGGATGGCCGGTACCTCATCGCCCAGGTCGGGAACTCAACGTGGACCGCAGCGCGCATCGTGGAGGTCACGTTCCCCCCCTATGTGCAGGTGATCCCGAAGAGGAAGAAGGGAACCCTCACCGTCCCCCGAGAGGACCTGCTCGGCGCGCTGCGTGTGGTCCTGCCAACGGCGGAGCAGAAGGCCCCATCATGCAGTCTCATCCGGGACGGCGACACCATCGTCGTCCACGTGGACTCAGAGCGAGGGCTCGCGTCCTCCGAGGTAGACGTCGAAATCGACGGTGAGGCTCCTGCGGTGATCGGAGTCAACATCCGGTATCTCGCCGACGCGCTGGAGCACGCGAGCGACGACAAGGTCCAGATCGACGTCGAGACCTACCTCGACCCGATGGTCGTTCGCGAGGGCGCGTACCGGGCGGTCGTCATGCCGATGCGAACCTCAGCCGCAGACGCGCAAGGGAAGGCCAGCCGTGCGTGAGCCACGTCCGACTCAGTCCACGGTGGTACGCGGCAGACCTCGGGTTGAGCTGGGCTGCGCGCAACCTGGCCCCCTGGCTCCTCTGCGCGGCAGCCGAGAGCCCCGACGAGCGCTGGCTGCTCACCAAGTCGGGCTGCCCCGTCGACCTCACCGTAGGTCCGCCGGGGGCCCGCGCGGCGGTCGAGGAGCTACTCCTCGCGGGACAGCTCGAGCGCCGGGAAGACGGTGCACTCGGGTGGACCTGGGATGCGTGGGGGCTTCTCCTCGGCCTTACAGCGGGGGCGCTACGGCAACGCCGATGGCGGGCGAAAAAGAAGCCCAGTCAGCCCGCCTCTCCGGCGCCAGCCTCACCACGCATCGAGCCTCCGCCGCCACGCGTCGTCCCAGGCTTCGCTCCCAAGGCGCCGCCGGTCCGGGTAGCACCGCCGCCAGAGGTCGGTGTCCCGGCCGGTATCGGCGTGGAGACGGAACGCATCAAGGAGGCGCTCATCTACGGCCGCCTGCAGCCCGACGGGACAACGCAGAAACCGCCGGAACCGCGGGGAATGCCGCGCCTTCGACCTCCAACGGCAAGCAAGCTCCACGAGCTGCTCTCACGTGGCTACACGGCCGACGAGGTGCTCGATGCGGTGTGGGGGCTCGCCGAGATGATCGAGCGGCGGGACGCGGATCCCGTCGAGTGGTGGAGAGCCTCGCGCATCTTCTCCGGGTACTTCGACACGCTTGTCGTGATGGTCACAAAGTGGCGCGCAGACAGGCAGGCCAAGGCTGCCGCCCGCCTCGAGTCGTCAGGCGCTCCCGCAGCGAACGAAGGCCCGGCCCACATGGGGGACCTGGACATCGCACGCATGTTGCAGGGCACCGCGTACGGAGGGCCAACAAGTGAACGAGCTGCGTCCGATTGACCTCCCGCCCACCAAGCGACAGCTCGAAGTGTTGCGGTTCGTGGCAGCTCACCGTCGTTCGGAGGGCTACGCACCGACCTGCCGAGAGATCTGCGACCACTTCGGGTGGGCGTCCACCGTCGCCGCGGTGTCGCATCTCCGCGCCCTTGAACGGCGCGGCCTGGTGCAGCGCGTCGTCGGCATCGCCCGCGGCCTTCGGCTGACTGCGAAAGGAGAATCCCTGTGTCCGGCGTAGTCGTGTTCTCTTGGGTGTTCGCGATCACGGTCTCGCTCGTGATGTCTGCCCGTCGGTCTCGCATTCGGGATCACGCGATGCGGGAGTTCGTCGAAGAACTCGCCTGCGACCGTCGCCGCGCGCTCGCCCGGCGGGCTGAAGTGGAACGGTGGAATCGGCGCTCCATCGCCGTGGCAGGGGAGTTCGACGCATGAGCGCGCTCGCCCTCACCATCCACCAACCTTGGGCCTGGGCAATCGTTTGCGGGCACAAGCAGGTCGAGAACCGGACGTGGATCCCGCCGCGCGCATTCGTAGGCGAGTGGCTCTTCATCCACGCGGGGAAGACCCTCGACCTCCCTGCCGTCGCCAAGGTTCGGGCGGAGGTTGGGATCGGAACACTCCTCAACCCGGAGCGGGATTTGGCAACCGGGGCCATCGTGGGCTGTGTCCGCTACCAAGGCACGGCCACCGAGGACCCAACGCTACGTGTCCCGGGCATCGAAGTCGACGACGCCCATAAGCACATCGCCTCGCCTTGGTACCAGGGCCCATTCGGATGGGTCTTGTCCGACGCGGTGAAGTTCCAGACCCCCGTGCCCGCGCGGGGAATGCAGAAGCTGTGGCGCCCTCCAGGTGAGGTCGTCGAGGCATGCCGAAACGAATGGAAGCGATCGAGATGAGCACCACCAAAGACCCCACCCGACTCGTGATCCTCGAATCCCCGTACGCCGGAGCGACCGCGGCGAACGAAGAGTACGCCCGCGACTGCATGCGCGACTGCCTGCTTCGCGGCGAGGCTCCATTCGCCTCGCACCTGCTCTACACGCAACCCGGAGTCCTCGACGACAACATCCCCGAAGAGCGTCAGCACGGAATCGCCGCGGGCTTCGCCTGGCGTGCAGTGGCTCAAGCGACCATCGTCTACACCGACCTCGGCATCTCCCGCGGGATGGAGCTCGGCATCGCCGACGCGAAGACTCGGGGGGTGCCCGTCGAGTACCGCCAGCTCCCCGAGTGGGCGCCGCTTCGAGCACCGGAGGTCGCGGATGGCTGAGCTGTCCAAGGCCGAGCTCAACCGGCTGATCGAGAAGGGCTTCAACGCCCGGGACATCGCCGAGATCTGCGGGTGCTCCCCCGCGACCGTGCGACGCCGTGCCCGGACCTGGGGGCTCACCGTTCGTCGGCACCACCAACCCGAGAAGCTGCTCCGGATGTACCGGGAGCTCGGCTCGATCGAGGCCGTCGGCAGCAAGCTGGGACTCACTGGCTCTGCGGTCTCCCGCATCCTCCGGCAACACGTGCCCGGCTACGCCGGGTCGAAGAGTGGCGTCCGCTACACCGACGAGGATCGCGAGAAGGCGCTCCAGATGTACATCGACGAAGTCCCCATCGACAGCATCTGCGCGGAGCTGGGCTGCTCGCGGTCGACGGTCACGGTATGGGCAGCCAGGGATGGAGTTGGCCGTGGAGCGGGTCGTCGTCGCTCCTACGAGCCGCAAGAGGCGGCCGAGCTGTACGAGAAGCTCGGCACGCTGAAGGACGTCGCAGAAGTCCTCGGGGTCTCGATCTCATCGGTGGGACGAGCGCTGCAGGAGGTCACGCCGTGCTGACCAACGAACAACTGCGCTCAGAGAAGCGCTCCAAACCGCGGCCTGACCTGTTCCCTCCCGCGGTCCGCTCCGCCGTTGGCCGTGTTCTGGGCCAAGCGATGGAGAAACACGGTCACCCAGACGACAGCGCTCGAAACCCGGAGCACCCGAACGGCACTCGCGAGGCTCACATCGCCTCCGTTGAGCGTCACTGGCTGGCCTACCTGAGCGGAGAAGTCGCCGACCCTGACGATGGAGAGCACCCGCTTGTCCACGCAATCGCTCGGATGGCGTTCCTCGCTGAACGCGACGAAACCTGCCGCCTGCAGAAAGATGAATATGCCGACCCCAAATAGCAGCAAGAAGGCTCACGGCGTCGTCGCGCGCCTCGTCGAGGAGAAATCCGGGGCAGGGATCCAAGTGAGTCCCGAGGCTCGCGAGTTCGTCGCGTGCGTACTCGAGCACAACGACACCCAGCCCCGAGCGCTCCGAATCTCCCGGGTCAAGGCCGCCGAGACACTCGAATCTGAGTTCGGCATCGCAATGTCGCCCCAAACCTTGGAGCGCTGGGTCCGGCGCGAGCTTGAGAGGTCTTCATGGGGTCGAAAGTAGACGACCTCGTCGGAGGCCTGGCCGCCGAAGCGGCCCTCGACGCAGAGCGCGAGGCGGCTCTGCAGCAGCGCCGCGAGCTCGCGAAGTCCGAGCACTTGCGGAAGGTTGAGGAGGGACGACGCAAGGACACCGAGGCCAAGCTCGAAGAGGTCCAGCGTGCTCTCGATGTCGCGCTGGCCACCTCGGCCCCAAGAGCGTCCGCCTACTCGATCGAGAGCCGCGAGCCCAGCTCTTCACACGAAGCGACGGCGGTGCTGCTCTGCTCCGACCTACACCCGGAGGAGGTGGTCTTGCCGGCCACGGTGTCCGACCTGAACGAGTTCAACCTCGAGACAGCGCAGCAGCGCATGTCTCGGCTCTTCGTCGGCGCCAAGTGGATGGTGGACGCCTTGCAGGAACGTGGCGGGCCCGGGTTCGTGATCCGCGACTTCATCCTGGCCATCCTCGGCGATCTGATCACCAACACGATCCACCCTGAGCTGCTGGAGAGCAACGCGCTGGGCCCCGCCGACGCCACCATCTACGTCACCGAGCTCCTTCGTGGCGGCATCGACTACCTACTGAGGGAGACCGACCTCGAGCGCATCTACTGCCCTTGCGTCCACGGCAACCACGACCGGATGACGAAGCGGACCCGGCACGCGACGAAGGCAGCCAACAGCCTCGCCACGATCGTCTACCACCAACTCGCGCAACTCTACGCCGACGAGCCTCGTGTCGAGTTCGACATCGCCCGCGGCTCGCTTCTCTACACCGAGGTCTACGGGCACACCGTCCGGTGGACCCATGGGGACGACGTGCGCTACTGGGGCGGCGTCGGTGGGATCACGATTCCGCTGCGCAAAGCCATCGACAGTTGGGACGCGAGCCGGGACGCGCACCTGACCTGCCTCGGGCACTTCCATCAGGTCACCGACCACCGCGACTTCGTCGTCAACGGGTCGCTCATCGGGTACTCGGCGTTCGCCCAGGCGATCAAGGCCCGGTTCGAGCCGGCGGCGCAGGCGTTCTTCCTGCTGGACCGACGCCGGGGCAAGCGGATGTTCTCGCCGATTCAGGTGCAGGACACCGGGGGGTGGTCGTAAGCCTCCGGAGAAAAAGGACGTCCGGCCCCGGCTGCTGGGGTTGCTCGCCACGCGTCGCGTGGCGTTCGACTTAGGGCTATCGGACCAGAAAGCAATCAAGCGCCGCTCCGGTAGTGAGGGCCGCGGCGATGGGGTCGAAGAAGCTCCCGGAGTGTCTGCGCCGCGGTGGGTCACCTCGATGGGCTGAGGCACGGATTCAAGAGAAAGGCCCTCTTCGGTGACGGAGAGCAGCTCTCCTTGCTTTTGTCGAAATTCGTCCTATTCTCACGAAGTGGGGCTCAGCCCAAGAACAATGCTCCTCCAGGCGCTCACGAACGGCGAGAGCTACGGGGTGGAGTTGGCCGAGCAGGTCGAGACCTTGACGGGGGTTCGTCTTGGGCAGGGGTCTCTATACCCTGCGCTGCGAAGCCTTGAGCGAGACGGCCTCGTGGAGTCGTATCGAGGAAAGCCACTGAAAGAGCGGGGTGGCAGGCCGCGCAAGTACTACCGCATCACTGCGAGCGGTATGCGAGCTGCCGACAAAGAGATGGACTCGATGCGGAAGCTCCGCGGACTGCCCGAATGGGAGCTTGCAGGTGCATAGCGGCTGGGACGACCACCATGGCTTCGAAGCCGAAGTCATCGGGCCTCCTAGGGGTCAGATCGTTGCGGATCAACCGATCGTGACAACTGACACTCGTGTCGCGATCGTCCCGGAGACGAGGATAGCTGAGACGTTCGAAGCTGACGATGCGCCGCCTCTCGAGGTCTCAAGTCTGGCTGATGGGGAGGTGTTTCAGCCGCCTCTCGAGGTCTCAAGTCTGGCTGATGGGGAGGTGTTTCAGCCTCTTGCTCTCTTCCTGCCACAGGACATGTACGACGAGGAAGTGGGCGACGCGCTTGAGGTCCTTGACCGACTCGTCGCGAAGGGGGCGCCTGGTTGGCAACTGCGGGCAAAGGTCGTCAGCACGTATTTTTGGTGCTGCATCAACGCGATCCGCTACATCATCGGGAAGTCTCGCCGCAAGGTGAAGTAGCATAGGCAGGCGCCGGCCGCCGACCTACGCGCGCCCGGGCCGGCCAAGTACAATCAGCACGGCCTGCTGCTCGGGCTCGGGGTGGTGCGGACACTTTTGCACCACCATCCCAGCGGCCATGTCGATCAGCTCAATGGTCAACATGGGGCATCGGGTGATCCATCGGATCGGAGGGCGGTCGAGGGCGTCCTGGAGGTCCACGTAGGCCGGGTCGGCCACAGCAAGCGATCCGTTGCACCCTATTCGCGGGCCCCCCCCCCGAAACAGCCCGATATCCGCCTTTTTCCGCACGCCTATGCTGATGAGCGAGCTCGCCATGCCCATCAGCAACACCGAGGCAGACGCCATTCTCAACCGCATGCGGGGCGTCGCTGCTCCCGCCTTTGACGCCCAAATCGCGCTCTACAACGGCGACCCGCTTGGCGCGGGTGTCGAGCTGAGCGGCAGCGGCTATGTTCGGTACGACCCCGCGGACGGAGACTGGACCGCCCCGACAGCAGGGACACCGAACGGTCGCATGATCGAGAACACCGCAGAGTGGCTGTTCGGCGAAGCGACTGCGGACTGGTCCCCGGCGGACTACTACGCCGTGGTCGACGCGAGCGGCACGGTCCGCTACTCGGAGGCGATCACCGGTGGTGCCGTGACGGTGCTCAGCGGCAACCGGGCTCGCATCCCCGCGGGGTCGATCCGGGTTCGCATCGGCAACTCGTAGGCGGTAGTCCGCCGTGCCCGAGCTCCAGGCATACACCACACAGGGTTCGCCCGCGGGCACGACCTCGGACGCGTGGGAAGACGCGCCGACGACCCCCGCCGCTGGGACGTCGGCCGCGCTCCCCGACTCCACCGAGATGATGGTCCTCGCCATCGGCCAGGCGAGGAACGACGGAGGGTCGCACCAGGGCGAGCTCGAGGCGCGGGTCGGCTCGACACGCATCGGGCTCGTCGCACACCGAAGCACGTTCAACGGCGGCAACGGGGCAACCGGCGGAGGGCAGCTCTTCGCAGCTCGCAGGATCACCACCGGGGTTGGCGACGCACTGAACTTCCGCCGGCGCTCGAGCTCCGCGGGAAACGGGACTCTGCTCGGCTCCCTCCGCGCGGTGGCGTGGCCCCTCACCAACATCCCGGCGTCGCTGCGACACCACAGCGAGAGCCCCAACGACGACGCCGCTGCGTCTCAGCCCCCGGACGTTGCAGAGTGGGCACCAGTGGGCGCCGAAGGGGCCGGCCAGCTCCGCTTCACGCCTACCGCTACTGGGGACTACCTCGTGCTCGCCAGCTGCGAGTTGTTTCCGCTCGCTGGGATGCCGGCGTTTCGCAGCCTCACGGCGCGGTTGGCATATCGCGAGGTGTCGACGCCGACGTGGACGTTCGTCGACGCGAACGACTACTACCTCCGAGACCCTGACCCCTCCATCGGCACGAGCCGCGCCTGCCAAGGGTTCGCGGAGCGCGTCACGCTCACCGCCGGCACCGAGTACGTGATTGCGATCCTCGCCGACGGCGAACAAGCGAACGGCCTCATGGGCGTCGGCAGAATCGGCGTGCACGCCTTCGCCCCAGGGACGTATGAGTCCGTCGTAGACGCCGAGGTGGGCGCGACCGCGGTCGGAGGTTCGGCCACGCTTGACGTTGGCGGCGCGGCCGTTACCGCCTCGCCATCCGGAACGCGGAGCTTCGTCGCGCTGTCGACATTCGCGACCGCGGGCGCCGGCATCGGCTTCTGGACCGACCACTTCCTTCGAAGTGACGAGGGGACGCCCGGTGACACGGGCGACGACGACGATGGCGACGCGTATGGCCACGGTGGAGACAACTTCGACGGAGACCAGAACCTTCGTGTGACCGCGATGCGGTTTCTCGGGGGAATCTCCGCCGACCACGTCCTCACGCCGCGCATCACCACGCTCGGTGGCAGCGGCAACAACTACGACCGCATCTCAACGGTCGCGTTCTCGCTGTACGCGCCCGATGCAGGGGGCTTCGTGGACGTGGAGGGGGAGGCTGCTGGCGTGGCCGCCACGTCTGCCATTCTGGCGCTCGACCACCGCCTCGAGGCCGAAGCGTCGGCGGTCGCGGAAACCTCCGCCACGGTCTCGACAGCGAGCACAACCGTCGAAGTCTCGGGCCACGCATCGGCGGTCGCCGAGACGTTGGCATCAGTAGCCCTCGACCAGCGCCTCGAGACCGAAGAGTCCGGCGGGGTCGCCGAGTCCCAGACTGTGCTCCGCCTCGACATCGCGATCGGCGGCGAGGCCCCCGCTGTCTCGGAAACCTCGGCCGGTCTCGCGTTGGACCTCTCCGTCGGGGGAGAAGCTGCTGCTGTAGCCGCAACGTCTGCCACTGTCGTCGAAGCGATCGAGGGCCTGATCGACATCGCGGCGGACATGGTGGCCGTCATCGCGACATCGGTGTCGCTGGCCCAAGACGTCGGCGTCACGGGCACGGCCTCGGGAGTCGCCGGCACAGCCCTCGCTCTGCGCCAAGACGTGGCGGTGGGCGGAGAGCTCAGCGTCGTCGTCGACACCTCCGCAACCCTTCTCGGCTCGAGTACCGTCGACCCCCAGTGGCTGGAATCCATCCTCTCCGAATCGACCCCCTTCACGACAAAGATCCCCGATGGCACGACCTGACCACATCCGAGCTGGCGACTTCGCCCCAGTGATCCGCCGAGAAGCACGGCGAGGCGGTGCTGCTGTGCCGCTCCCTGTCGGGACGGTCGTGCGGCTGCGACTCCGCAGGGACGGGCAGTCCACGGTCACCGAGTACGTCGGCGAGGTTGAAGACGCGAACGCCGGCTTGGTTCGCTACGCGTGGCGAACCGGAGAACCCCTCTCGGCCGAAGAGGTTGCCGCGCTGACCGAGCCGGCCACGTTCTGGCTCACCTTCGAAATCGAGGTGCCCACCGTCGGCCACATCTCCATCCCTACCGTCGGCGAGGACGTCCTCGTCGTGCACCCGCGAGGCCCGTGATGCTCGTCATTCCCTCCAACGCCACCCTGCTCGAGTACATCCAGTCGCGCTTCGGTTTGCTCACCAGCAAGCTGGCCGAGCTCGACGCCGAGGACGAGCGCCTCATCGACGCCGACGGTGACGGAGTTCCAGACGAGTGGGTTGACCTTCGAGGGCAGCCTCGACCCTGGAGCCGCCGGCGGGGCCGCCCGATGGGGAAGCGCCCCATCACGGACGTGAAGGCCCTCCTGGTGCACCAGGCAGCTTGCGTCATCCCGTCGACTGACGAGCGACTCTTGGCTGTGCCCGCGCACGACTGGGTCGACCAAGAGGGGCTCGTCGCGCTCCTCCACTACGCGACCGACTACATGGCCCACGCCGGTGCCGCAAACCGGTTTTCGACCGGGCTCGAATGTGGGTGCCGAGACAGCGGCCTCATCGACGAGGAGAAGAGCTTCTGGCTCTCGAAGAAAGAGAAGCGCCGCGGCTTGACGATGGCAGACCTGATCCAACCGCCGACGCAACACCTCATCGACGGGGCCATTCATGTTGCGGAATGGCGCATCGAGAGAATCGGGAGCCTTGGTGGGGAGGTTTCCGAGGTGTGGACACACCGCCAGTCGTCATCCAGCCGCGTCGGTGATCCCGGCGAGCGCATCTACAAGCTGCTTGTGCAACACCTCGTTGCGAAACACGGGTTTCGCGAGGTCGTCCTTGTGACCGTCGGCAGCGGCAAGCCGGTGCCAGACAGGTGGAGCGGTGCTGCCAATGGCGAACGGTATTCGTGGCGGGTTGCGCGATAACCGCGATATGTGTCACCTCACGGAGAGGTTGCAAAGACGGAGATCTCTTCATAAGTTCTAGTTAGATTCAACGAAAGAGCGCGCCCAATGAAGGGCGCGCTTGGGTTGCTGGTCTGTGCCAGCTGGCGACAGGTCTCCACACCTCTAGCGTCGCCACGGTATCTGGCTCGACCTCCAATCCCAACTGGGATTGGAGGTCAGCCTCCTAACAGTGCGGCAAGAATCTCCCGGAGGATCATCAACGAGAGCGTCCACGCTCCACGTGCGAGTAGTCGCCGGAGAAAGGCCGGACGCTGCGCCTTCTCCTTCTTCATAGGGCTACCCATGGATGTAGTTCGCGAAGTCGGTCCTCAACTTCGCTGGATGTCTGCGGATCCCGGGATTAGCCTGGAGCACCTCCTGGCTTCTGGCCGGTTCCGTTGAAGAGAAGCTGAAAATCAGGGGGGGCGTCGAGAGCTCGCATGAGAACACGCCGAAAATGCTCTGCGTGACTGGTGAGTTCCACCGCGGGGAACGATCCCGGAGGCGCCGCCAGGTGCACCATATGAGGTGTAATTTCGATGACTTCGGTCTGCGACAGCACCGACGCGACGAACTCCTCTTCTCGGCGGATCTTCCGCAGCAGGCGGTTCCAGCCCGCTGGGTCCATCGTGTGCCGCACGTCATCAGAGTCGGATGCGATTCGCGCACTTCTCTCTGCTCTCGCGTCGCGGAATCCTCGCAACATCTTGCGACGATCAAGCCCGGGTTTTTGAAGGGACGTGTAGAGCCCTCGCCCAACTCGATTGATGCGGTCGTCCTTGTACATCCTGGCGAGAGTCGTCCGAACGCTTCCGGGGCTGTCGACGTCCAAAATCGCCGCGATATCCTGTGCCGTCAGCGGATCCTCGTACCGCGAGAGGACTGACTCGATGCGCTGAGAAAGACTGTCGTCTTCTCCTCGCAGCTCCTCCGCCCTCTGGACCAACTTCGCCCTCATCGCGAGGAGTCGTTGCCGCTCCTCCTTCATTGCGCGTTCTCGCGCATCATGCTGCTCAATCTGCGCAGACACCGCCTGCAGGCTGGCGATGACCTCTGCCATCTCTCCAAGCCAACTGGGCAGTGCGTGCTCTCTCCTCACGGGATGTTCCATACCCCCGCGTCGCCCCATTTGCAACACGATTTCGTTCGACGCATCAAGCAGGGGCGAAAAAGCCCATTGATTGCAACACCAAAACCGCGCGCACTACGCCATAGCCTCCAGGTCCCCCAGCGGGTCATTTTCATCAACGAGCAGCTCGGTGACCGCGTAGACGTTCGCATCGAGCCGGTCATCGTGATCCTTCGGGTCGTTCACGTCGACGCTGACCATCTGCCGCTCCATCTCCGAGAACGGGTACAGCTCGCCGTTGGCGGCGGGGCTGATGGAATCGTCGGCGTCCCAGACGTGGTGCACCAGCCCCTGCTCGTACAGAACGGCCACCGGCTCCGCGCGTGTCCGCTTCCCCTTCTTGGCGTGGATCAGCCTCACGGGAAGGTGGGCATTCGCGCTGCGGAGCGTGCTCTCGACCATGTCCCCGCCGTTGTTCTTCTCGGCGACGACGAGGTTTGCCCCCCAGCGCGCGTAGGCGCCTGCGACTACCCGTGCCCACTCCCCCGGCTTTCCGCGAAGTGAGAGGTCGTCGAGGACGTAGACGTGGCCATCGACTCCGAGTCCCGCGACCACGATGCCGGTCTCGTCGGACTTGGGTCCGTGGCTGGCAGCGGGGTCGACGGCGATCACGACGCGGACCAGCGTCGGCACGTCCCCTGAGCCACGGCGCAGGCGTGTGATCAGCTCGTAGGTCCACTGGGCTGCAGGGTTGTCGGTGAGGATCTCGCCATCGAGCTCCTGCCGTCCGACCCGAGTACCCGCGTACTTCTTCTTGAGCTTCGCCAGCGCCTTCGGGGCCAGGTTGGCCTCGTTCTCGAAGGTCGATCCGTGGGTGACTTCAGTGTCGTCCTCCTTCGAAATCTCGCGGCAGAGCCGCGTCGGAAGTGGCGTGCAGGTGATCATCACCCGGATGTCGCCCCTCTCCCGCATGCCGAACATGAGGTTGTCGAAGGCCGAGTCTGCTTGCGCCCAGTGGAAGAGCTCGTCGAGCCAGGCGCCGCCCCCCTCGAACCCACGGAAGCCCTCGGGGGCGTCGCCGTAGCGAATGACCCCCACGACACCGTTGGGCCAGGTCAGCTGCCGCTTGCTGGGCTCGTAGATGGGCGTGAACCAGGGCGGGCTAGTCGCGAGAATCCCGCTCGGGCCCTCGATCATGATCGATCGGACATCTCCCGCCGTGCGGCCACCGATGAGGATCTGCTTGAACCGCTTCTCCCACGCCCACTTCCGGACGGTCTCGGCCCCGGTCCGCGTCTTCCCGAAGCCGCGCCCGGCGTGGATCAGCCATGTGAACCAGTCGCCCGGCGGCTCGAGCTGCTTGTCTCGAGCCCAGAACTCCCAGTCCCAGAGGATCCGCTCAGCCTCAGCCGGGCTCAGGCTGAGGACCGCCCTCTTCCGCTGCCCCATCGGGAGCGACCGAAGATAGTCGGCTGAGTAGCGCCTGACGGGCATCGATCTCCACCTCCACGGGGCCTCCGCCCTCGCCGGTCAACTCGACTCGCATCGCCCCCTTGCCGTACCGCTTCGGGTGCCGGCGCTCGAGGAACCACCGTTTGTCTTCGGGCCGAGCGTCCTCGTTGAACACGAGACTGCGCACGAGTCCGTTTTCGACGTCGGCCTCGGTCTTCTCCACCTGCTTGCGGAAGCGGGCATGGGGGCCGAGAGCTGCCTCGTCGAGGTCATCGTCGGGCCCGAGGTCAGCCTCGGCCGCCTCGAGCTCGAGGCGCCCCTTCTCGAGCCACCGCCGCAACGTGCGGTCGGTGATCCCCGCTCGCTTGCACGCGGCTTCCCGGAAGTTGCCCATCGAAAGCCAGCTGATGATGTCCTCGCACACCTTCGGGCCAAACCGTGTGTTCGGCTTCTGCCGCGTCCTCTTACCCCGCGCCATCGATCACCTCCCGGTATTCGCGGAGAAGCCCTCGAACCATGCCCCTCATCACCGAGGCAGGGTTGCTCCCCATCTTGAAGCACAGGTTGTCGAACCTGTTCCGCTCGGTTGCCGAGATCGTGGTGTGCGTCCGCGCCAGTTCGCCGTCGCCGGGGTAGAGGTCCGTCTCGTCGACCCCGACTCGCCCGAGAAAGCGCGTCAGCACCTCGCGCTGTGGGACGGACGCGTGCGGGTCGACCGAGTGACGGGGCATGCGGTTATCGTGACGTCACCGGCCACGGCGCAAAAGAGAACGCATAGCTAATACCAACCTGTCCAGTACGAACACCCATCGAGGGATCGCCGCCGTGATCCCTGGTAGGCTCTACACATGCTACCTCTGAGACGGACCGCGGAACGTCGGCCATCAGGCCGCTGGGCGACCTATCTTCTGATGGCAGCCATCGTCGGCACCTCGTGCGTCGACGAACCCGAGAATCAGAGTCCCGGCGCCGAGCTCTGTGGAGAGGGGTGTCAATGTGAGTACACCACGGACTGCGACGTGGGCGGATGCCGCGACGGCGTGTGCTCGTGTCACCCCATCGCGAGCACCGGCTGCCCCTGTCATTCCAACGGCGACTGCGCACTTGGGTGGAGTTGCGCGAACGGAACCTGTGAGTGGGACGTCCCCAGTGGGGGATCCGGCCCCGGCCCGGGCCCCGCACCTGGTCCTATCTGTGGAGATGGCATCTGCTCACCAACAGAGCTCTGCGCCCTTGACTGCATGCCAGTCTGCCCGACGGTCCAGGCAGGCATCGCCCCGACGGGTCCACCGTACTACGAGTGCCTTCCGCCAGACTCGACCACTCTTGAGATCGTTGAAGACCTCAATACCTTCTGGCAGAGCAGCATCTACCCCTGTGTCTGCGGCGCAGTGACGCCGCTAGGACCGTATTGCGCAGGAAATGCTTTTGCGCACTCCAGTGCTTACGGATACATCTACTATGACTACAACGTGCTAGGGCAATTCCAGTCGATCGGAGACGGAAGCTTGCTCGCGCCCGCGTGGCTTCTTGCTCACGAAGCAGGACACTTATTCCAGCTCCGGTCTGGTCTGAATACAACCTACAACTTCACGATCGAGTCGGAGCTTGCTGCCGACTGTTTTGCCGGTTACTTCATCGGTTGGCTAGCCTGCAATGGAGAAGTGAACGAGGCGGACGTCTATGCCGCGATGTCGGCCGCGTGCTCTTTCGCAGATCCGCAAGGGCTCCCATGGTTCAATGCTTCGGCACACGGGGACTGTGATATGCGAGTTGCCGCAACGCTGAGCGGACTCAACTCGTACGTCAGCGGGCTTCCTGCAGTCGACGCCTGCCGGTAGTTTCGGTCCACAAACAGCTCAGAACACGCCATCGCAGCGCAGACTCGCCTCCCGGATTGAGATCGTTCCCGACGCGACTGCTGCCGACGAGTAGCGGAGTCGGAACGTGCGAGCGCCAGCGACGGGCAACGTGTAGTTGGTCTCGATGACGACGTCCCGCGGCACGCCGGCCTGGAACTCAAGTGTTCGCGACACCACGACGGACCCAGCGTTGACGTCGTAGATCTCAAGCACGCCGTTGCTCGCCGCGGTCTTCTCCATCTCGGCCACGGCGCGCAGACGCACGGAGCCCGCTCGCTTGGGAGCGTACGACCCGAACGAGGCGGTGATCTTCGTGAGTGGAGACGTGCTCGTCGTCGAGGACGTGGACCTCGACTCGCCGAAGAACCCTGCGTACCCACCCGCCGTGGCGTGCACCCCACGAGAGAACCCCCGCTCGCGCACGTACATGCCCCCCTCGTTGTCGCCGACTGTGTCACGGGTCCAGACGTCGCCGTCCTGCATCGTCGTCGGATCCGCATCGATGGGTCTCAGGTAGAGAGGCGCACGGCGTGGCGTCGCAGGAGAGAGCAACTCGCACGCGTACCCTTCGCCCACAATGGTTGCCCGGAGTGCCGTTGCGCCAGACCCCGAGGCAGAGCCGCCAGATGCCAGAATCCCGGCACCATCAGTGGTGCCGCTGGGAGCGGCCTCCCCGAGCAGCGCGGTGCCGCCGGCTGCGGAACAGCGTGCGTACAGGCCGAAGACTCCGGGGATAGCGTCGACGTTGGTGATCGTGACGAGGCCGTGGGAGCTCGCATCGTCGGAGCTTTCCGCCTCAATGCCTGGCGAGCCGGAGTCGCCGCGAGCCTCGACCCCAGGGTGGCCAGCCCCAGCAGGAGCGAAGATCCCAGGGCCCGATCCGTTCCCGACGGCCTGGATTCCGGGCTGACCGTCGCCAGCTTGAACGTAGAGAGACGAGGCTCCCGTCGAGCCGTTGATGACGACCGTCGGGGCTGCGCCACCGCCCGAGAACTCTGCGGCCGCTCCCGTCGCGTTGGTCACCTCGAGGAGCGCGTCCGGCGTTCCCGAGTTGCCATCGATCTCAAGACCGAGGCACGAGATGTGCCCCGCGCTGTCGGTCTCCACGAGGTGGGCCGTGGCATCGTTCGCCGCGGTGCCGTCCATCACCCACTGGCACCATTCTCCGGTGAGGTTGGCTCTCCAGTTCTCGTACGAGCTCGACGGGATCGAGTTCGGAGCGTGTCCCGTCTGCTGAATGCCAAGTGGTGGCGTCACGCGGTTTGAGGCGGCGGTGTTCCATGCGGGGACTTCTGTCGGTTTCGGCATTGCTCAGCTCTCCAGCGTGTAGGCGTAGAGGCCCTCGTCGTATCCGGGGCCCGAGTCGAATCGGAATGCGTTGGCGGCGTCCTCGACCACGCGGGTTTGCATGCGGACGCCTTCGGGCTTTGCTGTGCGGAGCAGCGACTCCCACCGCGCAGCGGTCGGCCCGTCGATGTCCTCGAGCGTGTATTCGTAGGCGGCCGGCGGCCACTCCTGGAAGCTCCCCGACGAGGGGGAGTCTGTGGTGAGCAACCGGAGCAGGTCCACCGCGAGCTCAGGGCTTCGCGTGCGGAACAGCGCCGCAGCCTTCACCTGCAGCTCCAGTCGGTACTCGTCGTCAGATAGGCCTGCACGGGGTCGCATGAGCCCGGCCCCATGTTTGTCCAGCTGGACTGCCGTCGCCTCCGAGAGAGGTGCGTGGGCGCTCACGATGGCCTCGTGGGCCTCCGAGAGCTGCTCCGCGAGCCACTGGGCAACGGCACGCGCCTGCGGGGCCCGCCGCAGCATCGTGGGCATGCGGCTCTGCAACAACGCGGCGAGCTCACCCATCCGACCGAACGCCGTCAACGTGAGGAGAGCCGGGTCGACTTCGGCGGGAGAGAGCGGCCACCCGGGGACAGTGGGAGGCAGCGAAGCGGTGCCATGGTGGTCGTGGAGAACGAGCGGGACTGACGGGTGGAGCAGGAAGGAACAGCTCTCGATGTCCACCGCGTTCGTGGTCTCGATGGCAGGAAACCCGTCCGGAGGTGGGAAGTCACCGTTGTCGTCGGGGAAGGTGTTGTTGTCGAGCGCCCCGGCGAGCCACGCCCGCTCGATGCGGCAGCGCCTCACCGTGCAGTTGGCCACCGCGAGGTCGAAGCCGATCCCTACCTTGTACGCCTGTATGTGGGCATCCTCGATGCGGATCGTGTGGTTGCGCGGAACGAGGGAGTTCTGGTGCGGGTCGGCGTTGTCTTGGTTCCACTCGCAGTTGATCCCTACCTTTTGGTGCATTCCGAAGCGCATGCGCCGAATGTCGCCGTCGTGGCAATGCTCGCAGTAGAGCCCGACTGACCCGCCTTCGAAGTAGCCCCACCCGACCCGGTCAATGTCCCCGTCCTCAATGGTCCAGCCGCTGACGCCGTTGATGACCCCGACCCCAGCCCAAGCGCAATCGCGGATGGCGAACCGGCGAAGCTCAAAGCGATGGCCCAGGTACAGCCCCACCTCGGCATTCAGGCCGCCCGCGGAGCCCGGCACCGGGCGCGACACCCCCTCGACCACCAGGTCCTCGAGGATGATGGTGTCGAAGTCGTCGGGACCGGAGCCGTTCCGGAATGCACTGATCCCCACGTCGATGAAGTTCCGGAGGACGCACCGACGCACCGTGAGGCCCGACGGGGATGTAGCTTGGATCCCCGAGCCGACCACTCCGTTCCCATCGAACTCGCAGTCCTCGATCACCAGGTTCGAGCCGATAGTGAGCGGGGCGACGCTGTCCCACGTGTTGACGATGGCCTCGTTCAGCAGCGCCGTCGGGTCAACATTGGCGAGGTCGTCGACGTCGAAGACGATCCCGTGCAGAGAGCCCCCGGGGACGCCCCCGTTGCCACGGAATCCAATCCCAAACTCGAACGTCACAGCGCCTCGACGCTGTGCCCAGATGTGGTGCCCCTGGGCGGTCTGCAGGCCCGCCCCGGTGTAGACACCATCGGCGACCACGATCACACGGGGGCCGGCCAGCGCCATCTCGGCAGCGAGTTCCGCGTAGCTGGTCACCACGGTGCCCGTCGGCGAGGGCGCGGTGTAGTCCGACGGCGGCTGCGGCGGGGTCGGTGGGATCGGGAGAGTAGCCATCAGACGAAGCTCACCGAGGTGCGAGAGGCATCAAAGCGCGCCACCGTGCGGTCCGACACGGTCAGGATCCCCGCGGTGCCAGATGGTGGAGCCGAGGCACCGACCGTGATCGCGACCGAGAAGCGCCCCGGCACGAGCCGCGCAATCTCTCCGCGGAAGAGGTCGGGTGCCACGTCGTCTCCATGTGCATGCGCCTTGTTGGCCCACGCGACGAGTTCGTCCCGGAGATAGTCGGCTGTGGAGGTGTCGAACCCCTCGCCCGCCGTGATCTCGACAGTGAGCCACGTGTCCTGCTCGGTGCCGCGGGAGTAGGCCACCGGGTTGCCGTCCCCTGAAATCAACTCCGTCATTGAGGAGTCGCCCACGGTGCCGGTGCCCTTCGGCTTGTACCGCCAGACGGTGTCGGCCACTTCTTGGTCGTCCCCACCCACGACAAGGGCCTCCACCCAGTGGGTCCGGTTGTAGAGGGGGTCGGGGGTGTCGGTGTCGTTCTCGAAGATCGCGACGGTGTCGACGCCGTCGAGCTTGAGAAGCGCACGACCCATTGCGCCAAGCTGGATCGCGGTCCGGTAGCGGGCTTTGAAGGCTGCGTCCGACTCGATCAGACGGCCAGGCGCCGCGGCAGCAACATTGGACGCGCTCGCCCAGCCGGCAATGACGGTCTCGATCACCCATGCCGAGCCCGCGGATGCCTCGAGAGGCCCCGTCGTCGCGCACGTGAACACTGCATCGACTGTCCCCCCAGCACCGATCGTTGCGTCGGCATCGGTAGCCCATGAGGACTGCGCGACCGCGTGGCGCACTCGGGATCCGGCCGGCACGACCGAGCCGGGTGTGCCCGACAGCGTGAGCGTCACGGTCGACGCGAGCGCCGGCCGGCGCGCGAACAGGCGGTCCGCCATCCAGAGGTCGAGAGACGCCCCTTGCACAGTGTCGAAGAACTGGGCGTTGTAGGTCGACTCTCCCGCCTCCAGCATCAACACCACGGCCTCCGCGGCCCAGTCGACCATCATCCCGTCGGGCGTCTCGTGTGCGGTGTCCCGGTCTGCGCCGAAGCGACCACGGAAGCGAGACTCCAGCTCGTCGCGAATCTGCCGGAAGGTGGGACGAACGAATCCCGTGTTATCGACTCCCCAGATCGTCATGGCGGTTTCCTAGTCAAACTCCGTGCTGCGGCCGTAGTAGTCGTCGAGCGCAGCTACGATGCGCTCCTGAATCTGGAGTTGGGTCGTGGCCGACCAGTCGAGGTCGAGCTCTGCATCGGGCGGGCCTGCCGGGTTGATCCCCGTGTCGTACGGCCAGTTCCCCGCCCCGGTGGCGTGCCCCCCGTAGATCCGCGAGCCATCTGGCGAGATCAGGTCGTCGAACGGGTTTGGCAGACCCGCCGGCGACGAGAAGGTCATGTCCCCGCGCGGGTCAACATCCCAGAGCGCGTACGCCCAAGCCCATGTGTGGATGATGGTCGCAATCGCGTTCTGGTGCGAGTTCCTCGGGAACCACGTTGGCCCGTCGGGGTCCTCCGGGTCGATGGGAACCGCAACATCCCCCTGGCTTCGCATAGGCCACGCGAGGTTCGCACCGCCGGGCTGGAGCGAGTTCGAGTGGGTCAAAGCCGCATACGAGGGCACGGGACTCGTAAGCCCAGACCCTACTGATCCGGAGGCCCCTCTGACGCAACGAGACAAGACGTAGTGGTCGGGAAGGACTGCCCCCACCACGCCCTCGTTCTCAAGTTGCCGAGCTCCGAGGACTTGGAGTCGAACAGTTCGGTCGAAGTCGGAGAGGTCGAGATCGGCGTTCGGGTTGAACCCCTCGTGGGTCATCCGCAGTACGACACCGTTGACCCCGCCAGCACGGAGCTCAGACGCGACCCTCCGCACAACTTCCAGAATCACACCATGGGTGTTCGGGTTGGTTCCTCCGGCACCCGGAAGCACCTCCCAGTCGATCCCGGCGCCGGGGTTCAGATCCTGGTTCCGGCGAAAATCGGACGTCAGGACAACCTGGTCGTACGTGTTCGAAGGAACCGAAAGCACGGCATCGACAGCGTCGGTTGAGCCGACCCCTCCTGACTGGTCGATGGTGGGGTGGAGGGCCATCCCTCCGAGTGTCATTGACGTGAACCAACCGTCGTTGTCCCCGATCGTCGTATCCAAGTACGGGGGGGGGCCAAGGGAAACGGAGCTGCCCGCGAGACGCTGCCCAAGGTAGTAGGCCAGAAGCGCGGGGATCCCCCCGAAGTTTTGAGTGTAACTGTTCCCGACGAACGCCACCGACGCGTCGAGGCCGAGAGAGGGCACGACGAGGCCAGAACCACCGAGCTGTAGGGACACCGCGCCGGTTGGCACGACGACGCGGTAGCCATCGGCGATGGAAATCGGCGACGGCAAGGCGCCTGCCCACCGAACGCCAGAGGGGTCCTCGACGGCCCAATGCGTCGCAGTGCCCCAACTTCCGACTGCGCCAGGTGTCAGCTCGAGGGCCTGGGCGTTCTGCATCTGCCGGCGCCCACCTGCACCCGCGGTTGGCAACGCCCAGTTGGCCGGGACAAGGGCCAGCCGGGAGTAGTCCCCACCGCTCAGCTCGACGCCCGCGCCAAGCGGGTCGCCGTTGTAGAGCGCGAGCTCGCCTGCCACCGCAAGCGCAGTGATGCCGCGCAGGCGGTTGAGGACAGCATCCGCCTCGACGTTGCTGATCACACTCCCCCCAGCGGACGATCGAACACAAGCTCGCCCAGGTCCGTGTCAGCGCGGAACCACACACCGAGGCGGCGCGTCTCCTGGTCGTAGGTGAGCCGAGGCCCCTCCAGCATCGACCGCACACCGGGGCGACTAAGGATGGCCTCTCGGTAGACGGCCTCAAGCCGCGCAACGGGAGTGCCGGCAGCCGTGATCTCTTCGATGAAGGGCATCCCCCTGTCGACCGCGAACACAAGCTCGCCGCGGATGAGGCTGAGGTAGACCCACACCCCCTGGGCGATTTCCTCGATGCCCGAGATGGACACCCAGGAACCGTTCTCGACCGCGAGGTCACCGGTCGCCATGTCGATCTTCAGCACCGTCATCCGATCGTCACCCTCTCCGAGCCAGAGGCGATGAGCCCCGCCGTGGTGGGCACCGCAGGCAGCGTCCCGGGGGCGAGCCCGTTCACGTACGACGCGACCTGTCCGAGCCAGCTGCTGAGGTCGCCCCCAATGGCCACCTCGTCGCCGACACGCGCGGCCGGTTCGGTTCCTTCTGCAATCTGGACGTCACCCTCAGGACCGACGCGCAGCGCGTTCATCAGAGGCCCACGAAGTACGAAGTCGGCTGTCTCTCCGGGGTTGGGGTCGACGTCGGCAGACGGGGCCTGCGGCAGGACCATCACGTCGCTGAGGTTGTGCATGCGGGCCGAGTTCGGGACGTAGGTGGGCTCTCCACGCAGCCACCGGTCGATGGAGCGGTCGAAGACGACGAGCGTCACGCGGTCGTTGGACGCCAGGGGCCACACCAGCTCGAAGCCACCTCCACCTGGGAACATCACCGGCACGTTCGGAATCGGCGGGAGCACTCTCCCTTCTCGACCGTGGGTGATCAGGCTCGGCGCCGGCTGGATCGCGGCGCGACGCGTGGTTGGTTCGTAGCCGACCACCGTGCCCGGGACCGTGGTCCGGATGCGCTTCTGCAGGTCGCGCTGAGCAGCCTCTGTAGCCGCGACGAAGCCTCGCTGGCGGGTCACAGCCCCACCGCCTTGATTGGGTGTAGCTCAGCGGTCACCGCGTGGCGGCCCTCGGCAAGCGTCGAGACTTCGAAGAGCGCACGATGGCATCGCGCCACTCCGGTGTAGTCACGGCTTCGTACGGCCGCCGCAGCACCAGGCAGCAGCCGGGGCTCCATCAGCGTCGACACCTCGACCACGTCCCCCTCGCGCTGGCGTGGCCGCCCGATCATCCCGGTCTCAGGCGAGATCACCACCGGGGGCCCGGGGCTCACATCGCGTGGTCCGTACACAACGAGCTCGCCGTTGACGATGGTCCAGCTGACCTCATCCTCGGTGCTGGTCCCGATGCGCTCGAGTACGGACTGATCGCTGAGGTACAGCGACCACCGCAGCAACTCGTCGAGCACCGCCCGGGCATCTCCCGTCGCGGTGTAGCCGTACTCGTGTACAGCCGGCCCAAGCCACGCAGCCAGACGCGCTTGCGTGTCCGGGAACATCGAGATCCCCGCCGTCCGGGCCGTATCCACGATGGTCGTGAGCACGGGCGTTCCTGGACCCCACGATTTGGAAACGATCGCCTCGCGGAGGCGAGCGGCAGCGTCCCCGCAGTCGATGTCCGTCCGCCAAGTCGTGTTGTCCGGGCGCCAGTGCTTGATGATGTCCGGCGAGCCCTCGAAGATCTGCTGCAGCTGCTGCCCGTAGCCTGCGAACAACTTCAGGTGGGAGACACCTGCGAGGTGATCGAGCACGAGCGAGCTGCCCCCGCCTTTGAGCGCCGCAGCTTCGACGGCTGTACGTTGCACCTCGGAAGCCGAGGTCCGGGGCTCGACCATCGACGCAAGCCACTCTCGCGACCTCCGGTTCAAGTTGAGCAGAGTGACCGTCGCACGGTTGGCGTCGGGAGACAGCGAGTACTCCACGCGTGCCTGCATCGGGATCGGCTCGCGGACAACCTCGACCGGAGTCCCGGGAGGCGCCACGCCAACACCTCCGATGGAGCTCAGCATCAGCAGCGGAACGCCCTGCCCCCACACCTCGAGCCTCGCGCTGCGCCCCTCCTTACGCATCGCTGACCTCCGACGCTGGGATGTAGACCAGCTGCACACGGCCAGAGAAGAGGTCGCGCCGGCCCGCCCTTTGGCCCAGGCCGCTCGTGTCCACCGCAACCAGGCGACCAGGAGGGAACTCCTCCCCCACGAACTGACGGAGCATGTTGACACCCAGCGTGAAACGCAGACCACGGAGCAAGTACGACCCGTCGTCGCGCTTCAGGTCGAACGTCCAGAACTCGCCTGTGGTGTTCCACGCGAAGGCAAACCGATACGCGCGGCCGTCGAGCACTGCTCGCAGGTCGTCGTCACGGGCGCGCTCCGTGGAGATGGGCAGGTAGACCGCCATCACACCGCTCCTGCGGCAGCGGCCGCGGTGGATGGGTCAACCGGGAGCGGCGTCTGCAAGCCCGACGCGGCTTCGGCCTCGGCAAGGTCGCGTACCGCAGCGGCCACTGCCGCTTGCGTCGTCGTGTATGCCACTCGGTCACGGACGAGGTGCGCCCGAAAGCGGAGCGTCGTCGATGTTCGGGCGTCTCGCTCGACCACGAGCGACTGGCCGTCGGCGAAGACCATCCGCGGATAGACGTCGAGCGACGTCACCACAACGAACGGCTCGTGGCTGCGCTTCAGAGCGACGAACTCCGCCCACGCGGCGGCTGACCGGGCGTCCGAGAAGAGACCGGTGACGAAGTCGACCCCCGCGAAACCGACCGGAGCGACATCCGAGATCAGCCCCTCAAGCACCAGCTCGGGAGGAAGGTCTTCCGCGTGATCGCTACGCTCGGCTCCATCCTCAACCGGATACGGGGATCGGCGCACGCCCTCCGCGTGCTGCTCGGCTACTGTGCAGTCGAGCTCGATGTGCCCGAGCTTTGGCCGGTTGGCCAGGAAGAGGTCGACGAGGCCCATGGCTTCCTAGTCGACGCCGGTCCAGACGCACTCGGCTTGGAACACGTTGCACGCCATCTGGTGCAGCGTGAAATGGTCGACGAAGACTGCATCGGAACCCTTCGTCTCACGAGGCCGGCTGACGACGGTGATCGGGCCGACGCTGCAGCCAACCGACTTGAAGCCGTGCCCCCGCGCCATCTCCTCGAGGCGCTCGAAGATGACGCCCGCAATCACAGGCAGCACAACCACGGCGACACTCGCCGTCGGGTTGTCGACGGCGTGCTCCAGGGCGGCCCGGAGCATCTTCTCAGTCCGGCCAGACCCGCGACCACCAGCGATGCGACGCTCCGTCGCGCGAGCCTCCTTCAAGGCACCCGCGTCGACCACGATCTCCCCGATGCTCAGCCCTTGGCTGATGGTCTCCCCGGAGGACATTCCACCTCAGCATGCAACCCGACTACAGCAACGAAAATCGGGACATCGCGAGGCGAGAAAGAAGGGCCGCCGCGATGTGCGCGACGGCCCTTCCGGGTTATGGGGCTGACAGACCCAGGACCGCGCTGAGGTAGTCCTCAACGTGGTATGCGACCGGTCGTCCCGCGGTTTCGCGGATTACGACCCTCCTGGTGCCCCCGCAGGGGCAGTCGCGCTTCGTGCATGGATACGTCCGGAAATCGGACATGACGTGTTGTCTCCTTGCAACTGGCCAGCCTTGACCCTGCGCGGCTCGACGTGCATATTTCTTGGGCTCGGGAGAGCACCAATACGCACGACCGTCTAAGCACGGACTGGCGTTTTGCCTGGCTCCCCGTCGAGGCGGCTACCTCGGCGGTGGGGTCGGCGAAGTCTAGAGGGCTACCGGGTGATGTAGAGCCGCCCCCCGTGCAGCTGGATCGGGTAGTGACGCGAGCGGGAGAGCAATCCAAGGTGGGTCTCCACCATTTTCGTGCTCACGCTGAAGAGTGCCGAGAGACGGTGAACGGCCTGCCCTCCGAGCTGCAACAGTGCTTCCAGCGGCATCAGCAGCTCCCCTGCGAAGGCCCACGCTTGCCACTCAGGGTCCTCGTATGAGGGGAGGTCCTTTCGCCTGTGCAAGACAGCGGTTGCCACCTGCCCGCTAGGGTCATGGTGCGAGAGGACCCGAAGCACGTTGTGGTGCAGGAGAGCATGACCACACTCGTGCGCGGCTGTGGTTCTCGCGATCTTGAAATTGGAGCCACCGCTTGCGAGTGCTTCGAACAGGGAGTTGCGCATGATGATGACGCAGTGCCCCCGCTCATACTTCGTCACCGCGAAGCTGCCCCCCATCAGGCAATCGTCTTCGCTATAGACCTGACACCCGAGTCGCGGAAGGTCCTCGTCAACCAAACGGAGGACATCCACCGGCTCGTCGGGCCGGTAGCGCAAGTAGCGACGCAGCGAGGCTGCTTCGTTGATGATCGACACGAGAGACCGACCAGGCACGCGGAGAACTTGTTCGGAGAGAGATTTGCTCATCGGTCTACTCGTCGACACCGAGAAGGCGCAGAAGCTCGTTCAAGGTGGATTCATCAAGGCTCCCCTCCTGCGCACGGCGCTGGAAGGCGAGTGCCGCCTCTTGAAACGTCGGCGCCTGCCCCTGCAAAGGGATCGAGACGCCTCGAGACAGGACGGCCAGTCGTTGCAATTCGCCGAGGTCGATGCTGGGCAGCGCTTCTTTGAGCGTGCCCCAGTGGCGCTCGGCGAGAAGCGTCGGATGCGGGCTGCCTTTCCCGCGCTCGACGTTGCTGAGGAAGACGTGACTCACCCCCAGCATGCGTGACAGCGCGCGCAGGGAGACTCCCTCCCGCTCGCGTGCATCACGCAGATATGTTCCAAAATTGGCCACGCCACATGTTAACCTCGCGTGGTTACCGGCGCAACCCAATGGTACAAAATATGGAGTTTTGACCCAGGTATCGGCGGACAACCACAAGATGTTGTGGCGTCAGGCGTTCAGCCCTGCCGACTATAGGATTCCGGCCATTCGGCCGAAAAGGACCTATTCGGGCAGCGACGTGCGACGCGGGTCAGGTCGCGCCACACGAGATCGAAAGATCGCCACCAGGGGAGGAGCCCCCCACACTTCGTCAACTCTCAGTAACTCGGACCGTGTTGCGCGTGGCCGAAACTGCGCAAGGGCTCTCCGCACGAAGCAGCTTCAGCACCTCTCGAGCTTCGGAGTCAGCCTGCGCCTCATCCGGAAATCGCTTCTGCCACTCGCCCCTGCCGGTCATAGTCCAGTTTCGGTTTTCGAGCAATACTCGATGGCCCTCGGATTCGCCTACAGCAAACGCGATCTGGGCGACGACCGTCTTCATACCGACACCGGCTCTGGGCAGATCACGACTGCGATGGTCGAAATCTGTCTAATCGCCGCCTCCAGCCCCCTTGCCGCCTTCTCAGCAGCCGCCGGGTCCTCGAAGTCCTGGGAGTACAGTTGCCTCGTAAGCATCTTGCCCTCCGACTCATCGAAAACTCTCTCCTCGTCGACGACCCAGCCGCCGGATTCGCCGACACGCCGGCAATGCCCCCGGATGTCGAGCTCATCGTCGCCGTGGATCTTGATGGTTAGCTTCATCTTCCTCATCGCGCTTGCTCCAGTCTGTGTTGAAACGAATACTCCCACAGCATTCAGATGCGCTGCTTCCTTCTTCGGAAGCGTTCCCGCAGCAGCTTTTTGAGAACAGCGTTATTCCCCTCAATGACCTCGCTGCGTTTCTTCCGGAAGAGGGGCCCCGCCTTTGCCTTTCCCTTGGTCGTGACCTGATGAATGAACTTCCGCGTGATTTCCTCATGCCCCATACGTGCCTTGCGACTGTTGCGCACCAGTTTGACCAGGCCCCGCTCGCGAAGGGCTGTGACAGTGCGGTTCTTGAAACTCAGAGGGCCCGGGGACCCCGCATAGATATCCAAGAGCATGTTCTTCATGGAACTGCTCAGCTCTTCGCTTTTCTTCTTTCTTCTTGTCACGCTACGCCGTCTCCGCGGCGGAACCTGAGTCTCCAGCCTACGGGTGTCAATACGTGGGCGGAAGCCATTGAGATGCGCCGGGTTGACCCCCGCCTCGCCTCGGCTGGAAACTCCCGGGCGATGACGCGCACCGCGACGCTCCTCGGGCTCCTGCTCACGGTTTCCGCTACGGCCTGCGACAACGGTTCGGGCAGCGCAGACGCGGCCCCGGAGTCGAAGGCCGAGCCGAAGCTGACCGTGGAGGAGCAGGCCGCGAAAGACGTCGTTGCGCTCGCGAAGGCGACGGGCGAGTACTTCAAGCGGACGGGCGAGTGCGTCAAGAGCATCAGGATGACTCCGCCCAACACCGAGACCTGTCGTGAAGGCTGCCTGCCGAAAGAATGGGAAGGCGATGAGTGGTCCGAACTCGGCTGGAAGCCGGATGGTCCCCGGACCACTCACTTCGGACTCGACGTGGAAGACACCGGGGAAACGGACCTCGGAGAGCCCTATTGCATCTTGAATGCCAGCGCGTGGCTCGATGCCGACGGTGACAAGCAGTTCCGGGAGTTCTACGTGGCGGCAATCGCCGACCGTACCGGCATCTCGTCCATCAGCGCGCTCCGAACTGAGGGCGGCGACTAGGACTACGCCGAGGTTCCGCCCTTGAAGTGCAGGTAGCCACGAGAGAACACCTGCCCAAGCTCGTCGGAAACCAGCTTCGAGACGCGCTGGGCGAAGTCACCCGTTGACTCGCCCGCTCGCTGCTCAGCCTTGATCTCGACCTGCACCTTCGGCTCGTAGGTGTTCGTGATCTTGTTGATCGTGGTGCCGAGTGACGGCCGCACGCCGGACAGCTTGCCGGCTTTCCCGAGGCCGGCACCGAAGTCTCGTTCGAGCAACTCAAGGGCCGTGAGGCTTTTTCCGTTGGCCGGCTTCTTCGTGTACTGGGCGCGGAGTTTGGCCTCGTCGACGCTCATCTCCATCGAGCGATAGGCATCGAGCGCGCTCTGGTAGCCCTTCTCATCGAACTCCCCAGCCTCGTCGCTCCGCCGAGAACGACGCCGCCGCCCTCGTCGTCCGGACGACGTCGTTGACTCCTTCGCCGCCTCCTCGGCCTTCTGCCGCTTCATTCGATCGACCTGGGTTCTTCGAAGGAGCTCCCTCCTGATGATCGCCTTGGCTTCATCTCGAACTCCTTTGTCGGCGACCCAACCTCGAAGAGTGTCCTCGTCGGTCTCACCCACGCGCGTCTGGAAGACTCCGGAGTTGAAGCCCGAGGTGTCCTTGCCAATCAGGGTCCGAGTACTGCGGTGCTTGTTCTGCGACTTCCCTCCGTTGCGCTCGTCGAGCTGGTCCATGAAGTCGGACAGCCCTGTCATCCGCGACATGACGTCACCGAGGTGCCCCCCGACTTTGATGAGCGCGGGGATGGCCGCGATGATGGCGGCCGCGAGAACCCCCCACGGCCCAGCGGCCGCGATGGTGGCTGTCTTCATAGCCGCGAGGGCGGGCAACAGGATGAGGATGGCATTCTCCGCGCCGCCCATCGCATCCGCTGTCTCACCTAGCACCTCCGTGAGCTTGAGGATGAACTTCATCATGGTGGCCACAATGGGAGCGAGTTGCTTCCCAGCCCTGATGATCCGGTCGATCCACTGGGCAACGCCCTGCCGTATCAGCCGGTCGTTCGTCCGAATCAGCCGTCGAAGCCGCTCCATCCACTTGCGGATCATGGGCATGAGGCCAACCGCAACACTTTGAACTAGGCCCCTCACCATCGCAGTGGTGCGCTCGAGGTCGTCGTTGAAGTTCTCACTCTCCGCCGCGGCCTCGTTCGACATCACGAGACCCAAGTCGCGGGCCTCCTGTCTCATGGCCGCCATGCCCTCGCTGCCCTGGTTCAGCAGCGGGATCAACTCCGCGCCCGACCGGGAAAACAGCTTCATCGCGAGGGCGGTCTTCTGCGCCCCATCCGGCATGATCGAGAACTTGTCCGCGACCAACGACATCACCTCGCTCAGGTCGTTCGACTGAACCCTGGGATCGTCGAGCGAGACCCCCAGCTGCTCGAACGCCTCCGAGGCGGGTCCGACTCCCTTCGTAGTGGCGTCGTTGAGCCCCCGGGCGAGCGCCTGGAGGCCGGTCTTCATCGTCCCGACGTCGCTGCCGGAGAGCTTCGCCGCGTGGCTGAACTCCTGCACGGCCTCCGCCGTGAGCCCGAGCTTGCGGGCATCTTTGGCGGCCTGATCACCAATGTCAGCGACCCCCTTCACCAGGGCGCCTGCGCCGGCCGCAGCACCAACAGCGGCAACCCCAACCGTCTTGAAGGTCCGTCCCAGACCCTGCCCCACAGCCACCGCGCGCTTCATGTTCCGGCGCGCGCCGGCGATGCGCTTGTCCCAACGGGCGAGCGCGGCGTCGTCGGTCTTGAATCCCAGGCGGGCGATGAGTTCTCGGACCGTGGTCATGGCTACGTGAGGAGTGCTGCGAACTCTGGGTCAATGGGAGGAGGGCGATTCGACGCTTCGGCCTGCTGGGCCGCCTGGTAGTCGAGGAGGTCGTTCGCCGTTGCGACCTCTTCGAGCGTCCAGCTCTCCTTGATCTCGGCGAGCTGCGCGTACTTCTCCGCGACCAGCCTCCAGATCGGGTAGTAGTCGGGCCCGCCCGGAACCGTGATCGACGGAGGGGGCTCTAGGCTGGTGAAGCCTCCGCCGCCGGGTCCCCGGTAAGGAGCCCGGCGGAAGTAGGGCCCAGGTTGACCATGACCACCCTCCACAGCAGCTCGAGCTGGTGCATCGGATGCTTCTCCATCCGCGGCCCGACGATGTCGAAGTAGGTCTCCACGTCTTCGATGGCGACGCGTTCGACACCCGGCGTCGGGGTCTCCACGTGTCCAATCACGGCGATACGGATCGCGCGTTCGAGGTCCTCCGCACTCACGGACTCGACCAGGTCGTCCAGCGTGACGCCGAGGATGGACAGCACGGTCGTGACCACCTCGGCGTCGCCATGCTTCTCGAGGGCGCTCTTCACTCCCCCCTCTTCTTCGCTGAGCATGCTGGCAACGAAGTCCCGGGCGGAGTCGGACGACGCCAACGCCTTGAACAGAGGACCGAGAACCCGCAGTCCGAGGGTCTTCAGGCGCAGCGCCACAAACGGGTCTACGCGCCGAATCCAATACTTCTCGCCGTCCACTGTGACGGCGTGCGTCTTCTGAGCCATGGCTACTCTCTGTTCTCCGCTGCGAGTTCGAGGCCCATCAGGACCCCGGTGACGCCCACCAGCAGCAGGCGCCAGTTGTAGAGGGGTTCACCGCCACCAATGGCGGGGACCTGCGCAGGCGCTGACATGATGCAGGCCTGAGCGGATGCCATCTTCGAGCCGCGGTGCGACGCGACGAATGGCGCGAACGGGATGCCCGCGGCGTTCTTCTGCGTCGTCCTCACACCCCACAGGTATGTGTTGGACTTCGAGCCGCGGGTGAGGACGAGGTCGACGGTGTAGACCTCTTTCGAGTTGCGCGTCACGAGCTTCGTGACGCTGACGTTGCCGTCGATGCCCTGCTCGACAGCGACGTCGTCCTCCTGGTGCTTCGACGGCGAGAAGAACGCCTGGCCCGCGGGGAATCCCTGGATCCGGTGGGCACCGAAGACAAGGAACAGCTCTCTGGGGTCGGTGACTGTAATCATGGTCCGTAGCTCCTCCTAGACGACGCCGCCGATGGTCAGCTGGCCCGCCGTGTCGACCTCGTTGACCGGCGTGCGGATCGAGGCTTTCCATTCAATGCCCAGCACACGCCGGGCGGAGATGTCGCTCTCTGGGACTTCGGCGGGGAGCGTGACCTCCACCGAGTCCTCGAGCACAAGGCTGGTGTTGCGACGGATCTCGACCTCGATGCGGTCGGCGATGATCTGCAGCTCGTCGAAGCCGACCTTCTCCATCCCTTGGAATAGGTCGAGCTTCCCGGCCTCGATGTCGTTGTCGATTTTGTCGCCCCCGCGCACGAGGTCGACCCACATACCGGCCGCCGACATCTTGCCCTCGAACGCCGTGGGCTGAACGCCCATCGTGATGAGGTGACCGACTCGCTTCGCACGCATGGCCTCGACCTCGTCGTAGGAGAGCGAGTCCGACGGGACGTCACGAAGCGTCTGCCATGCCCAGTTGGTTGAGCCGGGCGTCTTCGGGAGCTGCTTGCCCAGGAGGGCCGCGTCGAAGTAGTCCGCGTCGCTGCTCTTGTAGAGCAGCATGGTGCGCGAGCGCTGGAGGGCGAGCAGCTGAGACGCAATGTCGGTGTCGAGCGCCGGGTTGAGGATGTCCGCGTCGTCGGTCTGCCCGACGAAGATCGCCCGGGCGGACTGCACCCACCGCGATGCCTCGAGAAGGTCCGGGGTGGTGCGGTCGTCGCTGAGGGCGGCATACCAGCTCTGGTCGTACTCGCGAATCGCCTGGAGCTCGGTGTAGGCCCCGACGTTCGCCGTGGTCTCCACGCCCGTCAGGACGTCGCTCGGGCTCACGAGAGTCCCTGTGGTGAAGGCCTGCCCGCTGTTGTCGGCGGTCACGGTGTACTGGTCCGTGCTCACCGGCGCTGCGGTCACGGGCTCGCCGAGAGCGTTGATCGCCGCGACAAGCCCATCGCGAATGGCCGTGGCAGTATCCCCAGACGCGCTGAAGGTTGCGGCCGCGCCGTTGACGGGATGCGTGTAGGCGCCATCCCCCGCGCCACCGACCGTGAAGGTCTCGACCTGGGCGACCGCGACCTCTCGACGACCGACGACCAGCGACGGAGGCCGGAACTCCTGCCCCATCATGACGTCGAACATGCCGACCACGGCGGAGCTCGAGCTGAAGCCAACGTCGAGCAGAGCCTGCCTGGTTGAGAATGTCCGCGTGCGCTCCGGATAGAGACTGTGCTCGCTCATGAGCATCGGCTTCCCGAAGCTGTCTCGCGGGGTGCGAGACGTGTCGAAGGCGATCGCGTTGCGGATGTAGTTCGCGTGGGTCATGTGGTCCTCAGCAGAGCGAGCCAGTCACCTGGGCAGTGCGGACCCACGGGACGTTCGCCGCAGCGGTGCCCGTGAGACCAAAAAAGAAGTCCTGCGCTACGCGACTCGCGTGGGCGTCGCCGATGAGCGCGGTGATGTCGTTGGGCGCGGCGCTCCGGGTGCCGACCACGCCGCCAGCACGAAGCGTCGCGCGCGTTACCCTGAAGCCGAGGGAGACCTCGAGGCGGTCCGCGTAGCCGCGGGCGTGCTCGTCCGGGAGCTGGGAGTCGGTCTCGACCTGCACACGTAGAGTCAACTCGCGAGGCAGGATGACGGTGTCGAGGATCGCCTCGCGGAGCGTCTCCCGTTGAAGCCCCTCGGAGACCTCGACGTGGAAGTGTTCGCGCCCTGCGACGCCGTCGACGAGCAGAGCCGCATCCGACTCGGGGTCGTTCGCGATGGTGAGACCTGAGCTGTTGAGCGTGGCCCGCATCGCGTCGCGGATCTCGGTCGGCGTTGCGCCGGGAGCAGGCTCGACGGTGTAGGGGGTGCCCTCGTCGTCTTGTGCCATCGCGTCGAAGATGCGCACGTCGTACGAGGAGAATCCGGCCTCGAGCACGGTCAGCCGGTCCTGCATGACCTGCGAGGAACGGCGGCTCTCGGGCAGTCCAAGCGCACGCGGTCCAGACGTGATCTTCAGAACCGCGAACGGGCGCGCGGGCTGAGGGGCATCGGGCGCGGCCCAGTAGACCTGCCCGTCGGGGAGCTCGGTCACGTCGCGCACCCACACCCGGAGCGCTTCCTGAATCGTCGCCCAGTCGTGTACGGGAGCGACCATCAGCGACCCCTCCGCACGGCAAGGCCGCTGTAGTACGCGCCCTGGTCCAAGGACGGGTCGACGCGGCGAACCTCCCAGTCTTGCCCCTCGTGCTCGATGATGTCGCCAGGCTGCGCGCCATCAACGGTGGCCACGGCCATCGGAGAATCCGCCCACCACTGGATCGCGCCCCTTGTCCGGTCGCCCTCCTTGAGCCGCACCACCTCGTTCGCCGGAGCAGCCCGCACGACCATGCGCACGGTTCGTTCCTCCTCGGGCCCGTGCTGTGGGAACCCGTTGACGTAGGTGGTCGAACCCGGGCGCCGGACGGTCTTGTCCTTCCCGAGTCGGCGGATCGTGCCGCTGAGGTTGATGTTCACGGCACGCCTCCGATGTGGACCTTGTGTCGAATCGAGGCCAGCAGTTGCCCCGTATCGATCAGCGGGTTGCCGTCCCCGCCGACGAATGAGGCCGCCTTGTCCCCGCCGAGGGTGCTCGCTTTCTTGCGCTTGGTGCCCTCGGCGAGAGGCGGCCAATCTGAGCGGCCATCGCGGACCGTCTTCTGCACCTTCTGTTGGGCGAACTCTCCCAGCAGTCCAAGACCACGACGAGCATTCGCGCGGCCCTCGAGGATGGGACCGAAGTAGACCTTGTCCGCAAACTTGGCGATCTCGTTGGCCTGCTCGTCGATGGTCGTCGAGAGGAACGGGCGCGACGGAACACCGAGGCCGAACTCATGGAACGCGCCAACCTGCGCAGTGGAGAGCCCCCCATCGTGCTGCTGGTCGTCGTGGATCCCCACCGTCACGTGGCTGCGAGCCGCGAGCTTGAGCTCGGCGCGGATCTTCTTCCACCCCAGGTCCCGGTCTTCGACGCCGTCTCTCACAGGGTGAGCACTCCCCCCACGAACTGCCCCTGGCACAAAGCCAGGTAGCGCTGCCCGTAGATCGTGGTCTGCAGTTCGGTGACGGTCGGAGACACCGCGTAGGCGACCTCGACGTCCCCTACCTTCTCCTTGGTCACGTGGCCCTTGTCCCCGTCCTCGCCGGTGGATCGAGGCGCTCGCTTCAGGTAGTGAGCGGCCAGCATCGCGTGCGCGTCGCTGGCATCGTCACCGAAGGCCTCGAGGCCAATCTCGCGCTGACTGTGCCGCAACCAGTACTGCAGGTCCCGAGCATCGAACGCGTCGAACTCGGGGGGCAGGTCAGCAATGGTTGCGTAGCGTTGGGCCATGATTCAGCCTTCGCGGTCTTCGGTCTCGTCCGGAGGGTCGTTGGCAGCCTCTTCGTCGGCGCTCACTTCGATGCGGCCAGCGTCCGCGACTCGAAACACCGACTCGGCGCCCTCCCAGATGTCTCCGGACTCGAGAGCAGCCTTCACAGGGGGAAAGCGCTTGGCCTTCTCCCAGTCCTGCCCCTCGAGCTCGCACTCGCCTGCGATGGTCTTCGGTGAGCCATCGCTGCCAGTGAACCCGTGGGAGAAACCCGGACGGCAGTAGAGCGAGACCAGCATCAGCCCGCCATCTTCAGCGGCCGCTGCGGGGCCGGCTTGCCGTCGACATCGGTGGTGACGTCATGCAGTTGCTCCTCGAGCGCCTTCACAACGTGCTGCCAGTCCTCGCCCGCGCCCTTGAGCTGGGTCTCCCACTGGCGCAGCGGGCCCACCTCGGTGGTTCGCTTGACCAGCGACAGGGCCTCGCGGGGGTTGGAGTCCTTGACGAGATGGAACTCGCCTTTGCCTCCCTTGCCCTTGATCTCGCTGAGCTGGCCGGTGGAGATCAGGTGCTTGGTCCCCGCCGAGTCTTTGACCGCGGCCCACTCGTCGTCGGTGAGCGTGTTGACGCCTGGCCGCAGCGCGACCTCCTTGCCCCGTTCTTTCGAACCGAGGATGCGAATGCCGATGTGCTCTCGGCCGAGCTTGGGGTCGACGGTTCCGTGGTAGTCGAGCTGCATGGTGGGTCTCCGTGAAAAGGTGGCCCCGCCGTCCGCACACACGGGGGGCCGAGAAAGGAACTTGGTGCCCGGGGGTGTGCGCCTCCCCGGTCAGGTGTTCGGACCTACGAGTCCGAAGGGAAGTCGCAGCGAATGAGCGCCTGCGGGTACGGGGTGATGACCCCGCCCGTGCTCGAGCGGCCAATCTGGTTCCAGCTGAGGCCGTCCTGGAACGGACCGTGGACCTCGTAGGCGATGGGCGCCTCGATCCAGATGTCCTCGGGACCGGTGATGGCGCTGGCCATGATGCACGGCCCGTTGTAGGTGCCGGCCGTCTCCAGCTCATCGAGAACGTCGAACCGAATCTCGGGGAACGTCTCGCGCAGGAACTGCCGGGCAGTCTTCGAAGTCCCGGAAATGACGACCGAGGTCGTACGCTCCCAGAAGGACGGGGGTAGCCAGATGCGGGTGATCTTCTCGACGTTGTTCGTCGCGAGTCGCATCGTCCGGATGAGGAGGTCGATGTCCTCCTTCATCTGCAGCGCGGTCTTGGCGTTGGCGGTCGTCGACCACCGATAGGTGCCGCTGCCGTTCGGCGCAGCATCGATGACGGTCATGTTCGGCAGGTTGAGGAACCCGTGGATCCCCACCTTGTCGTCGCCGTGTGCCGCCACGTGGTTGAGGAACTGCTCCGAGCCACGTCGAGCGGCATAAGCCTCCTCGGCAGCAAGCGGACTCCCAGTGGCCTGGGCCTCTTCCATCTCGCCCAGCTCCCAGCCGTACCCGATCGCGTACTCGCGCACCTCGAAGTAGGCACGCTTCGCTTCGACGCTGGCGCGGGGGATGTCTTTCCACGCCCCGGTGGTGAGCCACTTGGCCACGCCCCGGTGGGAGAACATCTTGTACGAACCGGTCTTCTTGCCGCGGCTGATCGTCGCACGGATCGGAATCACGAGGCCGGCGGCGAACTTCAGCTGCGCGTACTTCTTGCGATAGACACGCTGGTTCTGCTCCTCGAGCTCGGTCTCCAGCCACATGCCCGCCGCGTCAGCGCGCTCCGAGCTTCCGCCACTGGCTGTGGCTGCGTACGAGTTGATCGCGTCACGTCGCATGACGGGCATCGCGGAGCCGAGGGAGTCGAAGGTCACTTTCATCGTCGTGTCTCCAGTTGGTGGAACTTGGGTTCAGGCAGGGCGGGCTTGGACTAGGGACGGATGCTGATCAGCGCGGGCTGCCCCGACGACGGCCCGCCTGCTTGGAGGACGCGCCAGCTCGCCATGAGCACCGCATCGCCTCCATCTGCGTCGTTTCGCAGCGCACCAGCCTGCTCGCTGCCGGCCGCGACAGTGCGCACATAGATCTGGTCCCCGACGGCGAGGTCGGTCTCCAGCGTGTCGAGCAGGTAGACGTCGACGTCTTCGAAGACCTCGAGCACTGCGCCCGGGGTGTGCCCCTCGGGCGAGCCATCGCGGTGCGCTCCGACCTGCTTGCCTCGCGCGAGGATGCCCAGGACGTTGCGGGCGGCGTCGCCTGTGGTGGGGAGTCGGGCCTCCTCGCCATCGACGTCGACCATCGCCAGTCCGAGCGGTAGCCGAGACTGGTCCGCGTTCAGCAGGGTCGTCAGCGTGAAGTCGGAGCCGGGGTTGGCGACGAGTTCGATGGTGAAGACCTCTCCGGACCGTGGAGCGACAAAATCAACACGGTCGTTGCCAGTGTCTCCGGTTGCCCGAAGCACGTTCCGTAGGTCAGCGTTGGCGTTCACCGCATCGGCGAGTGCGGTCGTCAGCGCATCCGCCGAGCCTCCCGAGACGGTCACCTCGACCGGGTTCACCGGAAGCTGCCCCTGTGGGGTCGAGATGCGCACCGTGTGATCGCCAGCCGTTGCGCCACCGACTGCAATACGCAGAGTGTGGCGGAGCTTGGCGTAGACCCGTGCACGCTTGGTGTAGGGCCGCGTGGTCGCGATGTCGCCGTGGATTCCTCGGCCGAGGGAGTCCTTGTTGCGGCCGGTGTAATCGAGTTGCTGTGCCATGAGTCGGGTCTTCTGTGGGGTCCGGAGTTACGGCTCGAGGTGAGGGACTACGCGGCGGGCTTGTCCGGGTCGCCCTTCCAGGCGTCGGCGCGCTCTTTCTCGGCTTCGGCCTTCGCCTTCATGGCGCCGGTTGGCTCGCCGCTCTGGTCGTGGCGAGCCGCCTGAAGACCGAGCTGGAGCAGCCGGGTGCCGGAGTCGATCCGGTTCTCGAGGGCGATCTCGTAGCGGGCACGGATGTACTCGGGAGAATCTTTCCGGGCCTCGAGCTTCGCCTTCGCGTCGGGGTCGAGCGCGAGGATGACGGCTGCCTGGACATCGGTGTCCGACATGCCATCGGCGCGGAAGTTGGGGATGACGGAGCGCGCGGTCGCCAGCAGTTCGACGCGTGCGTCGATGCGGTCGTTCTTCTTCTCGCCGTCCTCGCGGAGTCGGCGGTTCTCCTCTTCGAGCGCATCGAGGCGGGCCGCGACCGCGGGGGGCACGTCAGCCGAGTCGTCCTTTTGCTTCTGCTCCGGGTCGGGCTTCGGCTCGGGCTGACCGCCTTCGCTGCCCTTGCTGTCGGACTTGTCGGAGTCCTTATCCTTGGCGGACAGCTTGGAGAAGGCCGCAGCAACGGCATCCTCGACCTGGAACTCTTTTCCGTCGATCTTGATCGTCTTCATCTCGGGTTGCTCCGTGTGAATCTCGACGGCGGCGCCGTCCATGCGGAGAGCGACCTCGGAGCCCTGACGCCCGAGACGGACGAGGGCCACGTGGTTGGCTCGAATGTTTCGTTGGACCGCGTCGTAGCGCTGGCCGTCCGGGGTGGTGCCTGGCGTGCGGTCGAGGGTCACCGTGTAGCCGGGGCTGAGCTGGCGCTTGCCCTGTTCGATGTCGGTGAGCGTGGCCGCGTCGGTGATCAGGAGCGGTGCCACGACCTTGCCGCCTTTCGCCTTGGGCTTGCCGACTGAGCCCACGGCGTATGCGCGGGTGTTGGCCGCGTCGAGTCGCATCGGCGGGTGGTCGTTCGTCATCGGGACGAGCGAGAAACTGTCAACCGAGTCCGCCCGCTCGACCTCTTCGGGCGGTCGGTACTCGCGGGTGACCTTGCCGGCTGCGTCCTGGTACTCGAACACGCCGGTGCGGCCGATGACGGCGTCGACGCGCATCCAGCCGTTGGCAAGGCGCTGCGCCTTGTCGGTGCGGAGCTCGGATGTGTCGTAGCGCAGGACGTCGTTCACCGTTTGCGCTCCACGTAGCGGGTGGCCATCCGGCGCCGGGCTTTGACCACCTTCTCCAAGGCGTCGTCGCTCACCACGTCCCGACGCTGCACGCCGTCGGCGAGACGCTCGCGAATATCGCTGGCCATGAAGCCTGCCTTCGCGAGTTCTTCCGCCTGGTCGGCGAGAGGGCGTAGCCAGTCGCGGTTGCGCCAGAGGGTTCGAGCGACGCGGAAGATTCGCGGCACCATCACGCTCCCCCTGTCTGTTCCAGCACCTGAAGAATGCTGCTCGCGAGTGCAAGGGACTGCTTCCGACCGAGGACGACCACGCTGGTCATTCCGGTGGCGTTCTCCCGAAACTCCAGACCGACGTCGCCGTTGTCGAACGCGCGCGTCGATGTGGTGAGCGAGGCAACGGAGCTCGGCTCCACGCTCCTGACAGTGACCATCACTGCACCTCCTGAATCGCGGCCTCGAAGTCCTTGGCAGCCTGCAATGCGTCGAACCCAGCCGCCTGTGCGGTCACCAGCTGGCGGAGCGCAGACTCGGCTTTCGAGAGCGCGGCATCTGCCGGAGCGATGCACTCGAAGTACTCATCGCGCGTCCGGCTGCGCTCGTTGCAGATCTCGATGGCCGCGTCCGCTGTGGATTCGAGGCGCTCGGCCGCTTGGTCCACGTAGACGTCGAGAGCGACCGCTGCCGCCTCCACCCCCTCGATGGGGCGCACATGACCACAGCCACAGAGCGAGAGCCCCGAGACCGTGGTCAGACATGCGATGGAGAAGAGGCGACGCACGCTACTCCTTCGCCACCTTCAGCTGGGTGAGCTTGCTGGCTGCGCCGCGAAGACCTGCAGCAGTAGCGGCTGCCGCGGCGAGGGTTTGAGCCGACAAATCGACCCACCCTTGGTCCACTGCGAAGTAGACGCCGGTGGCAACCGCTGCGCCAATCCAGTCGATGTTGGCCCCGAGGAATCGGATGACCTTGGTTGCCCGTTGCACGCTTTCAAACGTGACGGGCCCGGCTGTCCGTGTATAGGCGGACAACAATGTCCCGATTTTGCGGGTGTCGGCTGTGCGTAATCGTTGGGGTTGTTTGGTGGGTTATCGGGATATCCCCATTCGCGACGACGACACGGCGCGCGTCGATACGGTGAGAGGGTGATTCTCGACGCGTCCGAACGTCCAACCGACCACGCCGACGGCATGTACAACGTGCTCACAGGGCTGGGAGACCCGTGGAAAGACAAGGCCACGGCCGGACGCTTCACCCGCGAGCCTCAGCTGTCCTCCTACGCGCTCGACTCGATCTACGAGCAGGACGGGTTGGCGGCGAAGCTCGTCGACTTCCCTGCTGACGAGCTGGTCCGAGAGGGGTTCGAGCTGGAGGACGTCGATGGAGTGGACCTCGGCGACATCTACTCTGCATGCGAGGACGCGGACGTCTTGCCCAACCTGGCGGACCTGCACCGGTGGGGCGACCACTACGGTGGGGCCTTGCTGATCGCCGCTGTCGATGACGGGCTGCCGGCGTACATGCCTCTGGACCTCTCCCGGGTGAACGCGGTGCGCGGGTTCTTCGTCCTCGACCGCTGGGCGCTCCAGCCTGTCTCCGACGGCCGGCGGCCGCCCGAGGGCTACCGCATCGTCACCGCCGACGAGACTCCACTGGGGGAGTCCTTGGTGCATGCGTCTCGAGTGCGCCGGCACGTGGGGATCGAGGTCACCCGCCGGAGGCAGCCCGACCATGACTGGTGGGGTGTGCCCGTGATGCAAAGGGTGTGGTCGAGGCTCCGCTCACTGCTGGCCGCCTACGGCTACGGGGAGAACATTCTGCAGGACGTGTCCGTGGACGTGTTCATGCTCCAGGGCATCGTCGAGGCGTTCAAGCAGGGCAAGGAAGAGCTCGTCCGCAAGCGCCTCGCCACCCTGCAAATGGGGAAGTCGGTGATCCGCGGCTTCGCCCTCGATGCGGGAAGCAAGGACCGGGCGGGAGAGTCCTACATCCCGACGAATCGGAACGTGTCCGGGATCCGGGAGCTGATCGACCTGTTCCTGTCGGCCTTCGTCAGCGCTGGCCCGCTTCCGCGCAGCATCCTGCTCGGAGAGACGGTTGGCGGTCTCAACACCGGCACCAACAGCGGCGAGCACCGGGCGTTCTACGCCCAGCTTGCGGCCGAGCAGAGCCGTTGGGGCACCTCGGCGCTCAACTGGATGCTCGAACTGCTGCTGGCAGCCAAGGCTGGACCGACCGGTGGACGCGTACCGCCGGCGTGGACGGTCAAGTGGCGGCCGCTCATGCAGGCGACCCCGGCCGAGGCGGCTGACATCAGGCTGAAGCGTCTGCAGGGGGACAAGGTCCTCCACGACATGGGGGCCGCCTCGAGCGTGGACGTCCGGGTGACTCGGATGGAGCACGGCGGGGAGGGCGAACTCGAAGCCGTCGAGGAGCCTGAGGACAACCCGGCCGACCTTGAGCCGCTTCCGATGGACGATGATCTCCCGGTGATCGAGGTGATGGGTGGCCCGGAGGCGTAGGACGGCTCGCCTTCGTAGCCCGGAGCCATCCGCGGCATCGGCTGCGCGGTACCACCGAGCCCTCGTGCGTCGCGTGGTGCGCCCGGTAGAGCGACTGGCCCGGGCCGAGCTCGACACGGTGCTCCGGAGCGAGCTGGCCGCCAACGCCGATCGGATGCGGCGTGACGAGATGTCCGACCGGGTCCGTGCGGCGCTCCTGTCCTACGCCGGGCGGCTGAGACGCTTCGTGGACGACGAGAGCCCCGCCGCGAACTCGGCGGGCGCAGTGGGGGCGGAGGTCGACCGGAGGCACAAACGAGCCTTCTACGGTGCCCTGAGCCGGGCCGTCGGGGTGAACATCCTCGCCACCGAGCCCTTTCGCGGCGCGGTGATGGATCAGTGGGTCCGCGAGAACACCGGGCTGATTCGCTCTCTCTCCCTCTCCACTGTCCGGGGGATCTCCCGGGAAGTCGACGAGGCCTTCGTGGCCGGGCTGCGTCACGAGGAGCTTGCCAAGCGCTGGCGCGAGCGGGGCCTCCCGGTGGAGTTCGGCACGCTGCGCGGTCGCGCCAAAGTCATCGCGCGCGACCAAATCAACAAACTAAACGGCCAGCTGACTCAGGCCCGCCAAGAAAACCTGGGGATCACGCACTACGTCTGGCGAACGTCCGGCGATGAACGTGTGCGTGACCGGCACGCCGACCTCGACGGCCAGCGCTTCGCCTGGGACAGCCCCCCGGATGAGGGACACCCCGGGCACGCGGTCCAATGCCGCTGCGTCGCGGAGGCCGTCCTGGACCTGAGCTCGATCGGCCGGCGCGCGGAAGCGTTCGCCGTGCAGCGACGAGCCTTGCAGCAGTTCGGGCGCGCAGCGGCGCGCCTGTAGGAGACACGACCATGCTCGAAGCCCTCTTCTCACCCGAAGCCGCAGACACGGCGGCCGAGTTTGTCGGCGGCGCGTCCGACATCAGCATCACCGGCCTTGCGCTGTGGGTGGCGTACAAGATCGTCCGGCTGTGCGAGGCCGGGAAAGAGTTCCTCGAAGCCCAGACCAAGGCCGTCCAGTCCGTCACGAAGTCCGTCGAGACCGTGCGCGACGTGGCCAAGGAGGCGGGACGGCACATGCGCCGAACATCCGAGCACCAGAGCCGCCTCGAGGCCATCTTCGAGTCCGCCGCGTAGTCGACGCATCGACGCTCGACGCCTGGACGACCGAAGAATCGGTCGATCGATTGTTGGCAGGGGTGGGACTCCCGCACCCCCGAATGTGCACACCGCCACGCCGCGGCTGTGCACATTGTATTGCCGTCTCAGATTGTAGTGACGCCCACGCTGACCGTCTCGCCGGAGACGGTGGGCGTCTCGCCGCGAGACGGTCAGTGTATGTCGACCTCACAAAGATATCAGGCTCGTTTCCGCTCAACTCGTGCGGTGGCGCACGGATTCTCGGCCGGAATGTGAACGGGCTTACACCGACCGTCTCGCCGGAGACGTTCGGCCGATATCAGCGAGCTACAGGGTGCTATCGGCCAGTTTTCGCCTAATGTAGCGCCGCACACATTGAGCGTCTCGCCGGAGACGATTGTGCCGATATCGTGGTGCTAGACCCTGCTGCGGTGCCCAGCCTGCGGGCCGTCTCGCGGCGAGACGCCTCCCCCCACACCCCCCTCAGACTGAGATTTAACTTAGGGGCTGGATGATCTCAGGCCATGTAGCTGGCTGGTGGTATGCCGAGAGGGGGCGGGCGTCGACCGCGCGGCGGGGCCGGGGCCCGGGATGTGGGCGGATGTGGCCAAGAAAAAATATCGCCGAAAGTCCTTGCGCCTCCTTGCCCCCGGTCCTAAGCCGGATATCGACGAGCTGACACATGGAAAACGAGCACACCACCTCCAACGGTGTGCCCTGCGAGCAGACACGAGGCGTTAGTCAAGTTGGTTATAACGCCGGCCTGTCACGCCGGAGGTCGCGGGTTCGAGCCCCGTCCGCCCCGCTCAAAGCCCACCGCAAGGTGGGCTTTCTGTTTGGTTTTCGAGTGGCGTGGGATGGGACGGTTCCGCCGACGCGCACTCGAGTGCGGTCTTGCCGGCAAGAGCTACGAAGTCGCCTCCACGCAGGCTTCGGAAATCCGATGTGTCCCTCGCCACAGAGCACGCACCATCCGCAGCCCTGCATGTGGTTGCGTCTCGATGAGAACGTGTCCCTCTGCGCGCCCGAATCGCATCGGGACCTTCGAGACGAGGATCACAACCGCGTGATCCATGAGCACATGATAGCCACCTGGCAACTGCCAGACCTGCAGGCCGCCCTCGCCGACAACCTCTCGCAGTGAGACTGGCGCATCAAGCCTCGTGGGGAGTTCCCCCTCGAGCTCCTGTACCGCATCCACAGCTCGCGCGAGAGCGTTCTCGTCGGACCACCACCCGGTGTACTCCCGTAGGTTCGCTTCTTGGAAGGACGTCGGTTCGAAACGACCGATCGTCGCGCACTGCGGCGCCGGCGGAGGAGACTTGAACACGGGGCATCCGTGTCCGCAATCCCATCCGGCTTCCGATGCGATGCAGGCGTGACGCGTGTGCCGCGTTTTCGGATGGCTCTCTTCAGACTCGGCAAACTCCTCGCGAACATCCACCGAGACTTCGGACTCAGTCGCAAGAAAGGCCTGCAACTTCGGCGGCTCCGAGTGAAGGCGCGTGTCCCAGCCGGCAATGTGCTTCAAGATGACCCTCGTTTCGTCCTCGAGCAGGAGAACGAGGTAGAGATCCGCGTTGCTGGAATATCCAGATCCAACATAGGTCTTGATGAAGAGTTCCGCCCGACCTCCAAAAGCCGCAACCGCGTCGGGTCTCACCTCGAACGGCTCGCCGTGGACCTCCGCACCGTCCACCAGCCTCTTGCACTCGCCGAACGGATGGTTTGGTAAGATCCCGTGGTCACAGATGTCCTCTGCCGAGTCGTATCGCGCCAAATCGCACGATTCAGTCGCTTCCAGAGCGAGCTGTTCTGTGGCCTCGCCCTTCTCTTCCTCGAGCGCCTCCGAAACTCGTGGTTCGTCCAACCTGGGCGCCGGCTTGCAGCCAAAAGCGGAGTAGACAACGCTCAATGCCGCGAGCCGTAGGCCTCTCACCCTCGACACCGTAGCACCCAC